GTCAACAAGACTAACAATCTTATTGGTTCCCATATCAAGGTTAGCCGTGGCAGCTCCAAACGAAGTTACAGGAATATTTGCTGAGTCAATTTTATGCTGATTGGTTCCCGACGTAACAGCAAAATAATCTGCATCATTAATGTTACCACTTAGGGGTAGCTCGCTAATATCTAAAGTAAATGTAGCTGTTCCAGGAGCAGAGATTACCGTGTCAATACCCACACCACCCACTAACGATAATGTATCGTCGTCGTAAATAGTTTGATTGGCTCCTGTATCTCCACTTATATCAAAGGAAGTCATAATTCCAGGAGCTACACCCGATACAACACCCGTAATATGACCCTGTGTATTAACAGAAATAGATACAGGATAGGCATACGTGCCTGGTGTTCCGTAATTTAAATGGTCAAAGGTGACCGTTCCAATATTAGAAGCCACGCTATCAATAGCTACTCCACCTAAAAGAAATAACGAATCATTATTGTTTATAGTCTGGGCAACACCAGTGTTCCCGTATACACTAAAAGAAGCGAGCCCTACAATGTCGCCAATACTATAGTTCATAGTGGCTAAGGCATTGCCAGAATCACTGCCAATAACCTTGTCTAACGCGGTCGGTGTACCATCTATTAAGTACGAGCTAATCTTAGGCATACGTTCTTACGCTTTTCGGTTCTTACCCATAACAACGGCCTGAAGGATACGAGACAATACATTTACAATGCGGTCGTCCTTCTTGGTTTCTGTGAGCGCGGTCATAGTTCCTGCCGCAGTCAAAACAGCCAATGCAATCTCGGCCCAGTATGATGCTAAAAAATTCATGTCGTTTCGTTTAAAAATTTATACTTATCCTGAACATCGAATGAGGGGCAATCCTTTTTTGAATATTCGTTGTGTCCGTGGATACTTAACTCCCCAAAAATAAGGCGTAAACTTTTAACCAGATTCAAGAACGATATATCCTGCATCTCAGTCATCGTGTCTAGGGGTTTCAAGTTGTTATCCGTACCACCTATATAGCAAACACCTATAGAGTCTAGGTTGTGTGAGTAGGTGTGAGCCCCAATCACATCTATATCTCTACCCTTATGCACTGAACCGTCGGCGTAGATACAGAAGTGGTACCCTATATCATCCCATCCTCGAAGCATATGCCATCCACGTATATCATCAACAGTTACATCGCGTCCACCAGGTGTAGCTGAGCAGTGTAAGATGATTCGTTTTAGGTCCCTCATTCAATACCCTTCTTGGCAAGCAATAACTTAATGTCATTTACTCCATCTACTAAGAAGTCAAGGCTCTGCTGAACTTTGGTCTCTTGCTTCTCTAGCGAAAACAACCGCGCTTTAATTGTAGTTACCTCGTTTGTCATCTTAACCCATGTGGCTATAATACCTCCCAACGCGCCGATAGCAATAGATATAATCTCGTAGTTCATTACTCCTCGATAAAGTCAACGTCCTCGGTTACTCCTTCAGTTTCGATTGGAAACCATCCGTTAGCCTCCATATATGCCTGGTCGTGGACCGTGCATTCGGTAGGGATAATCTGCTCAAAAAGAACCGTTGAAGACGTAGTGATAAGCGTAGTGAGGGCGTCCATTTCTGCTTGGGGCATTAAAGGAAACAAAGCCTGTAGCTCGGTGAAGTCCACCGCTGCGTTAACGTAGATAAGCCAGTCTAAAATAATCGACAGTGCCGCCTCTCCCGTTGTGGGGTGGATGACAGAGCCAAATAAATTGAAGTTTGCTTCGTCTGGATTTTGGATAGACTCTGGACGAGTAATACAATAAAGCTGTCGAGAAATAGCTTCTGCTCGCTCCTCAGATGTAAGTCCTCCTTCGGGAGGAACGATTAGATAGTTACTCATAGTGTGTAAAGATAAGGATATTAATAGATGTCGTAGAAGTCGTTTAGGTTGGTTTCGATTCCAGTGCGGTCTGTGGATTTGTCGGAAGCGTAAACAACTACCTCCTGCGCTTTGCCATTAAAATAGCTTGAATTTCCTTTTTGACCAAGACGAATACCTGTGCTTGTTGTACCTGCGGCGCCTCCAGTTTCTGCGGTTGAGCCGTTGTAACCTATTGCAAGAGACGTTCCGAATAAACCAAACACCAAGTTTTGGGCGGCTGTGTAGTTTGTTGACGTATTGAAACCATTGTTAAAATTCATTCGCATTGTTGCGTTTGAATTGTACCTAAAAAATGCGATTCCTCCTGTGCCGTCCCAAGCGATAAAAGCGCCACTACTATTTGTTTGGTCAGGTTTGGCAACGTGAAAGCTGGTGAGCGTTGTTTCAGATAATCCAACACTATCTAAGAAATCGTTTGCACCATCAAAATCTAACGCGGGCTTGCCGTTCTCCGTCACCATACCCGTCGTACCATCGTAAATCTTTGGTCGGTTAGCAGACGTAACTTGAGTAACGTTGTTCCCACTACCACTCTGGTCGTACCAAGTCTCTACGAACACGTCGTTACTACCTCCGTAAGCGACAATAGCAGAAGTGTCTAACTCTCCGTAGCTATCGAAGCCTACGTCAAGCGTAGCTCCGCCCACGTTGTCCTGTACTTTAATAGCGCTACCTGTATAAGTGTTACTCAATCTACGTAAAGAGTAACCCGCCGATGCACCAGGATATAAATTTAAAAGAAGAGGCGTAGGCGCTACGGTGTAGATATCGTAGAAGTCGTTTAGGTTGGTTTCGATGCCCGTGCGGTTGGTTGATTCGTCGGATTCGTAAAGAACAACCTCCTGAATTAATCCAATCCAACTCCCGTTGCCAGTTCCTGAATTATAGCCTCCAACTTGTAAAGAATTAAAGCCATCATTCCCCGCGTTACCGCTTACAACTATTGTTCCATCTAGTACCGCGTTGCTGTTCACTCCGTTATGCAAAGAGCCGAATAAAGATTGAGTTGTTGGAAAGCTTGTGCTAGAAGCTAAAACACTTCCATTGTAAATCCCAAGGACTGGGCCAGGCCGAACGCTTGGCCCGCGTTTGTTGTCACTCCCTCCAAAAATACCTTGGTAAGTATCTGCTGAGTCAATGTTCGCGACTGAAAAAGACGTAATTGGTTGGCTAAGATTTACAGAGCTTGTAAAGTATTGCGTGGCGTTTTCAAAGTCAACAGCAGGCTTCCCGTTGTCCGTCACCACAAAACCCCTAGATAACCCATCGTAAATCTTTGGGCGGTTAGCAGACGTACCCTGAGTAGCGTTGTTCCCGTTGCCACTTTGGTCGTACCAGGTCTCTACGAACACGTTATTTTGGTCTCCGTAATTCGATAAGCTGGCCGTATCGAGCTCTCCAAATGAATCGAACCCAATGTCTTGCGTCGCTCCGCCCACGTTGTCCTGTACCTTAACAGCAAAGCCTGTGTAGTCGGCACGAAGTTTACGAAGCGAGTAAGCCGCAGCCGCACCTGTGTAAGTGTCTAAAAGGTAAGGGGCTGGGTTTTCGGTGTAATAGTCGCTTATGTTTTCTTCTATGGATGTGACCACTTGAGAACCTGATTCGACGTAAAACAAAAATTCTTGCGCACTATACATCCCCCAATCGGCATAGACAGGCAGATAACCAAATCTAAAACCGCTTGTTGACACATAAGTAAAGTCGGCATCACAATACAATAAGTTCACAGAAGACCCGTTGGTATCTGAAAGGTTGTTATAGATTGAACCCCTAGTTGTTGGTATGTAGTTTCTTCCGCCTAATTTGTATTCCGCTACGGTAACATCTCTTTTTATACTGGTAGAGGAGTTGTTCAAGGTAGCGATAAGGAAGTAATCATTAGCTACTGTTTCGCTACCCAATAACAAAGAGTTAATGCCTGGTTCTGCTTTTATCATAGAGAACACGTCGTATCGCTCCACTGTAGGAATATCGAAAATCATACCCAAAGTCGACCCACCCTTTAATAATACCCTTCCGTTTTCCTCCACCAATACGCCGCCCGCAGCGACAACTATTGGGCGATTGGCAACAGTAACCTGAGTAGCGTTATTCCCATTGGTAGATTGGTCGTACCAAATGCTCACCCGAACCTCATTGGTTCCAGCAAACGCCAATAGCGTAGCGGTATCAAGGTTGTTATTTACGTCGAAACCAATCTCCGCCGTAGCGCCTCCAGATGTAGCCTGTACCTGCATCGCCGCGCCTGTATACGCAGTGCGCAACTTACGGACCGAGTAGGCCGCCTCAGCTCCTGAGCCGTATGACGTATCTAGAAGGAGGCTGCCAGTGACTGGCTTGCCTATAAGATTAATAGAGCCTACAGCTGAGATAAGAACTGCGTCAAACTTAGATATATTGGCGAAATCAATTCCGCTTACTTTTTGAATAGTCGCCATACGAAAATGTTTTTAAGCTAGTGTGATAAACGAACTGTCTGGCTTAAAATAAATAATTTTATTGGTTACGTCCACAACATAACCTACAATACGAACGATAAATCCTGTGGTGCCAGTAGGCTGAACGTCCGTTAAAACACCATCGGTTGTAGATAGGTAAACAGGAGCCCCTAACGTACTGAGAATAGCATTAGCCACTACAATATTTCCCTCACGAACCATACGCGAACCATCAGCAGAAGACCCAATAGCAATAATACCTGTAGATTTCGTGCTGTTAGTAGCATTAGTAGCCACCCAAGCAGTTCCGTCCCAATAGAAAGAAGCTCCTCGTGTCAGACCAGAGCCAGAGCCCCAACCAGAAAAAAACGTAGAACCCGATGAATAGTTGCCGCCTAATGTACCCGAAGTATTCTTCTCTAGGTTGGCTCCTCCCAACAAAAGATTATCAGGAGTAATTTTAATATTACCCGATGACGAAAGACCGACTAGCTGAGTTACATTTCCTACACTTGCCTCAGCTGTAAACGCTGAAAATTTTACGTTTGCCATAATATTAAGGTGCTAATTCGCTTACTAAAAAATTCCCCGACTCATCAATAATATTGTCACCGTCAATACTCCCGTCCCCTAATATAAAAAACGTAGGAAGGATAGCGCCACCACCGCCCGTGATGCCGCCAATCATATTGCCGATAATTATTGCGGTACCCTGCATATTACCAGAGAGCTAAAATCGATGTGGCTGTATTGCTAGTAGCAAAAACTCGCTTGACCTGAACAGGGATAAAGGACCCAGCCAAAACTCCCGTGAAAGTAATGTCGCTACCGCTAGAAGTTAGAACCCGTAGGTCACCCGCTCCGCCTACATACAAAACACAACCTGGGTTGTCGGTATTAGCGTAAATAGTATAGTTGGTCCCAAAGGCGAAACTGCCACCTGCACTACGAATAGCAATAGTTAGCTGGTCTTCAGAGACAACTGATATAACTTCAGCTATACTTGTGTTATCAGTGGTATTGTAAATAACCATACCAGCCCTGATATTATTCGTTAAGAAGGTTGCAGTGGTATCAATGAATAACGAACCTGGAACGTCTCTCGAACCATTCAGCGTATAGCCAGATGGGTTGGGGATGTCTAACGTGTCGCTTGGGATAACATTGACCCCTAAGCCAACTTGTAATTTTTGATATGCCATAGTTATTTCTCGTAAGGGAATGTTCTGTTTAACGTGTCGCGGCGTTCGCCGCAGCCACAATCTTTATCGACAGCTTTCGCCACCTTGTCCACGACGCGCTTGATACCCGTAGCTCTAGTGAACTGCTCTATTGTATCGCCTAATCCTTTCGCTTTCATGACCTCGAAGGTACTAATATTTTCCCGCTCTTTTTTTCGGAGAACTCTTCGTAGAACCACCCGACCCCGCCCATAGATGTTTGCAAGCCCAATACCGAGCCGTAAACTTAGAACTAGCAGAGCTACACTTATGGCGCACTTTAAAGCTCTTACGAGCAGCGGGAGAGTAATTATGACCGTAGCCCTTAGCTCCGAAATGAATGAGCTTCTCCTGGCCTCCAGAGCAAGCCTTGACCATCTTCTTCTTCCCCGCTCGGTCCGACCGAGTAGGGCTGTTACATTTCATCTTACTCTTATCAGCCATATCAACTATTGGTTACACGACCAGCAAGCGTATTCGAAACAAACTGCCTGCCTGTTCCGCCCCTACTCTTTTTCTTACGAGCCGTAGAAGCCCGCTCAGATTTACTCATAGACTTAGCTTTAGATAATGGCAGACAACGGTCAGGGTTTTCAGTATCCTTACTCGTGCCACAAGCACCGAGTATAGAACCATCAGTTCCAATACGAACCCATTTCTGGTCACGCCATTTCTTTAGCTCGCCCATTAGTAAGACGACGTCATCTTCTTCTCCATACCGTAATTAGGATTGTTCTTTACTTTCCCTTTTGTCATCTTGGCATAAGAATCAGCTTGAGCTTTTCCAACTGCGTTATATGGAAACACACGCTTACCAGTTTTAGTAATTACTGTAGGCATGATTATTTTTTTTTAGAATGAGAATAACCCTTCTTCTTTAACGACAAGTGTTCTTTAACTGTATTAGCGACCTTCTTGACTCCCGTCTCGCTATACATATTATGAACCTTAAATTTATTAGCCATATTACTTCTTGGATTTCTTAGCGTAGTTAGGGTCCTTGCAATATTTACTTGCCGCCATATTCGCATAAGCCGAAGGGTAGCGGTCAAAAGTCCGCTTCGCCCAAGATATACCCGATGGACATATCGTGTTCCCCTTCTTCTTAGTGCGTCCAGCCATACTATCGAGAAGCTCGCTTGTTGATACGTGCAATCTTACGACCAGCTCTAGACTCGATACGGTCTACTTTAGAAGAAACCTTCTTGTTTTTAGCAGCAGTACGAGCGGCAGCAACACTAGACTTCGCTGTATTACGAGCAGCCTTAGCCGTCTTGTCCATAGTGCTTACCTTGTTGTAAGCTCCTTTACCAGCCGCTTTACTCGCGCCCTTAGACTCATCGCGACGAGACTTAAGAGACTGAGACTTCTTTCCGTTACGTGCACCCAACGACTCATCCAATCGGTCGTTGTACCCCTGTCGTGAACCCATACCTGAGCCTGTGTTACGACTGGTGTAAGACGTAGCCTTCTTAGGAGCAGGTGATTTAGGAGCTGCTTTCTTAGCCAAGGACTTAGTAGCTGGCTTTCTAGCAATCTTTGAAGCTGCTTTCTTAGCGACCATCTTAGGTGCTGCTGCTGGCTTCTTAGGAGCAGCCTTCTTAGTAGCGGCCTTCTTAGTAGCTTTCAGAGTAACAGATTGATTCTTACCGCCCTTAGCAGTTCCCTTAGTAGCGCCCATAAACTTTGCTACGGTAGAAGCTTTGTTTGACGATGCCGCTGCGCTTTTTTGACCTCGGAACTCAGACTGATTCAATACAGAACTAGCGCCTCCGCTTGAACGACCTCCTCCTGTACCAGCTGGTTTATTTTGAGAACGCTCACGTGCACCGACTGGAGTTGGAGCTAAAGGCTGGGAAGCTCTGGCAGACCCACCTCGTGGAGCGCTTAAAGTTCCAGCGTACTTACCCTTCGGATTAGGTCCAGCGTTAGGTCCAGCTAAGAACTTACTAATTGAGCTACCCAGTCCCTTTAGCTTCGAAGAGCTGTAATTCATTTTATAAGGCATCGTGAAAAAATTTGATGGTTACTTTTGTCAAAGATAGCAAATCAAATCTAATGCCTAAAAATCCACCTGAGTACGATTACCTCAAATACTGGAGGGTAATACGATACTATATAAAAGCACGTTACGGAATTACAACGGGCGACCTCGATATGCTTCTATTCCTTCGGTCCGAAGGGAAATTTAATAGAAGTAAGTTCAATGAATTTGACGAGGTATTCGATTGGGATAAGGGACGTTTCCAACGGCTGCTGCGTAACGAGTGGATATCAGTTTTCAGAAAGAAAAGCGGGAACTACGCCTCACAAGCAGCTTTATACGAGGTGTCGTATAAAGGAAAACGAATGCTCACCGCTATGTACAGGAAACTTAGCGGAGAGGAAATCTCTACCAACCACCAAATCAACCCCATGTTTTTAAAGAACGTCTCCTATAGCGATAAGGTATACCGCACTATGCTTATAGAGATGAACGCTTTTATAAAACAACAACAACATCAGAAAGACTTATGATGGTATACGACTCATTGTTGATGAGCATAGTGTATCCCGCCCTTTTGTCATAGTATATGTCGTCGTCCTTTGAGATTGATACCACGTCGGTGCCTGGCGCTATCACAGTGCCCCGCTTATAACGCATCTGGTTGGCGTCGTCAGCTGACAGCAACAGCCCTGATGACGTGCGTATCTCCTCATCCACGGTCTTGATAACTATGTTATGTCCTATAGGTTTCATATGATAAAAATTGGTGTCGTCGGTCCCATACTAGCGGCCAACACATTATACTCAAAGTACTCAATCGCCTCCTCCTCGGTCATACCGTCAGCTATTAACGCGTCATAGCAGCGCGTCACGCTATAGCATACACGGAACGAACCCGTATAGCCGTCCTGCGACACCCCGATTATAGCATCGTCAAAACCGTCAGCGAATAAAGACGACATATCACATGACTGTAACAACTCGTCAATTTCATTACGTGTATCCATCATGACGCCTCGTATGAACGAGCCATCGTCACAATAGCATTGGTACTTAATATAGTCGCCGCTACAGAGACAGCATTTTGAAGCGCCACCTTAGTTACTTTCATAGGGTCTATAATCCCCATCTCTATCATGTCACCGTACAGACGCTTCTTTACGTCGAACCCGTACCCCTCGCGCGTCACTAAAGGCATACCCTTCTCATAGATATCCTCGAAATTCACACCCGCGTTAGTAAGGATTTGTTTTAAAGGGGAGGCCAACGACTGCGAAAGTATAGCCGCCGCCGCACGCTCACTGTCAGAAGGGTACTCATCGTTAGATACCCTCATGTCAAGTAAGTTGTGCTCGTTATATAGAGCTACACCGCCGCCAGGTAGGATACCCTCCTGTAACGCAGAACGTACCGCACAGACAGCGTCGTCAACACGGTCGAACAGCTCCTTCTGCTCCAGGTCAGTATTCCCGCCCACTTTAATCGTACCGATACCACCCGTTAGGCTGGCGATACGCGATAAGAGAAAGTCTTTGTCGCCCTTACGTGTCGCTAACTTATGTGCGTCACGTAGCTCGTCAACCCTAGCCGCTACCTGCTGCGCATTGTCAGCTTTACCCTTTACAATTACAGTCTGGTCGCGGCTCACCACCACACGCTGGGCGTGACCTAGGTCCTCAAACTGGATGATACTTAAGTCGTCACCCGTCTTCTCACTGAAATAGGTGGCCCCTACAGATACCGATATGTCCTGCATCAGCTCATGGGTACGGTAACCAAAACTAGGAGGAGGGACAGCGCATAACTTCAAAGCGTTACGCATCACATTAGCCGATAACGTGTTGACTACGTTAGTAGAGCACGGAGCAATTATAAGAAGTCGCTTGCCGTCAGCGATAATAGGCTTGAGGATATTCTCAATAGTGAGAAGATTTATAATCTCAGCGTCAGATACCAAGACATAGCAGTCGTCTAAAATACACTCGTCACGCTTCTGGTTGTTTACAAATAAAGGGGACATATAACCGCGCTCTACCTTTACCCCACGAGTGGTCTCGTACGTAGTCTCTACAGTGTCGCTGTTCTCAACCGTAACCACGCCGTTCTTACCCAAGTCCTTATACACGTCAGCAATTATCTTGCCTATAAAACGGTCGTTATTAGAAGATACCGACGCTACCTCGATAAAGTTCTTCTTCGTAAGGGGACGTGAACGTTTCTTTAAAGACGAAACCACGTCGTCAGTTAAACTTACTAGATGACGAAGTACCTCAGTCTTATTCAACTCAGGATATAAACTGAACATATCGTAAGCCGAACGTATCAAAGCCTCCGTTAATACAATAGATGTAGTAGTCCCGTCGCCAGCCTCTGTAGCCGTACGGTCAGCCGCCTCACGCATCATACGTACAGCTAAATTCTCTACAGGGTCCAGTAAGTCAATAGCCTTAGCTACCGTGACGCCGTCCTTAGTTACCGTAATGCCGTGGGTGTGGTTCGGTGATTCAATTAATACAGTATGACCGCTAGGCCCTAACGTACTCTTTACCGCGTTAGACATCTTAGTGATGCCCTCAATTAATTTGGAACGACCCTCGTCGTCAAACTTTAAGTCCTTAGGTGTATAGTCCATTTGATTTAATTTAAATCCAAAGATATGACGCTATGTCGAAAAGCAAGGCCCCACATAGAGACAGAGAGAATTATCTATATATTTTTTTTCCACGTACGGGTAGAGAAAAAAACGACATTATCGACACTACCATTAAGAATCAATTAGTTAGCTAGCATATAACGACACATAAATCGACACAGCTGTGTCGTTTTTCGACACAAAAAGGGGGACCACCGTCCCCCCTTCATATCAACACACAAAATTCAAATCACTTTACCTTCTTTAAGTTGGGATTCTTACGCTTAGCTTTTGCCGAAGCTCCACGTGTTGATGCCGCTAAAATAGCCCCAGCAGCTTTTTTAGATACCCCACTCTTCTTGGCAATCTTTGCCTGTACTTTCTTAAACCCCATCTTACATTCCCATCATCTTGCCCTTCATGTCGCCCAAAGCGACACCGTCAGCAATCATACTAATCTTCTCAGCACGAACTACCATCTTGCGTAAACGTGCCATCTCAGCAATTCCTGTCTCTCCAACTGGGCGGTCATTAATTAAACGTCCGTCCTTAATGCGTAATTGGTCCATGGTTTTTTTTGCAATATACAAAATCCCGTGAGATGCACAGAGTGTTTGGGTAATATAGCGTTATACGCGCGACACCCTCGATTCCAAACCGACTTTTTTTAGGCACCCCCCCTCCTGAATCCACCGTCATCGCTCCACTTTTTTGCCGTTTTTCTACAGCCCCCGCCCCCGTAGGGCTGCAGGGCCGCTGCCCCGCGCTCCGCCCGTCCTCCGCTTTCGGATGCTCAAGGGGGGACCACCGTCCCCCTTACCCCCTCGCTAGAACTCCTACCCAGAAATAAAGGCAGAGGCACCCCCCTCTACAGGCCGCGTCTACCTAGGGCTGTAGGAGGGGCATAAGATTTCCACGATTTCTGTAGGATGCAAAAGAAAGTATACACTATCTTTGTCGAAACAAAACACAAACGACCAACAGGTCAAACATTAACTGCCATGCAGAAATTATCTAAGAAGGTCACTACCGCCGCAAGTGTAGAGAAGGTCACATTGACAAGCATCCTAAACGAAGTAAAATTCGCAGACGGTTCCGGTGTATCAGACGTGAGAACGACCTTGACGAAGGTCAAGCAATCCAAGGCTGAGGCGTTCAGTGCTGAGCTTGCAAACGCACGAGTCCTACTAAGCTTCCGAGAGCATTACAACTGCCCGCTTGGAGAACTGAAGGAAGCGTTAGAGAATTCGTTTGGAGAGGTTATCAGCCTGAGTGAGTGCTACAAGAACCTTGGCTTTGGTGCTAAGGGATGCACAGCGAAGGAGGCTGCAAACCACGCAGGAAAGGTCATTGGAGTTGCGAGTGCTGAGCGTGAATACGCTGACAAGAACAACATGACGTTGTTGGCTGTCGAGAAGAAGTTCAACAAAGCAAATCCTGACGTGTTTGGAACACGTCGCTACAAGGATTGGTGTCTCGGTAAGGCAGCGAAGAAAGACGGTAGCAAGGCTGTTGCATTCGAGACCCTGACCTGTGAGGAGAGTGGAATGAAATGGGTTGAGAAGATGCTGAAGCGGGCGCAGGACCCAAGCAACGATTTGACGCTGACTGAGCTGAACCGAGTGCTTGCGCATATGGCTAGAACGGCTGCTTTGGCTGAGACGGAGCAGGCTGTTGCTGAGGCTTTGCAAGCCTAACGGCAACGGGGGGGACAGCGGTCCCCCCTCCGTCCACAGCTGTGTAGCTGTGCTGATGATGACTCAAAAGAGTCGAAACGGAAATCTAACTTAATACTTTAGCTATGGACAGCAACAAGAAAAGTCTAACTGAACTCTTAGCCACATGGGACAAGCTCCATGTGGTAGGCATAACTCCTGGAGAGGTCAACTCCATCATGACCGAGACGGTGATGGGTGACTCCATCGTCAAGGTTGCCATTGAGTTCCAACATCGGAACTCTCCCGTCTCAGGGACGCACTCCATCCATGCCCGTCTCATAACGTACGACTTCTATGGCAACAGGGTGACCGTGAGATTCAATGGCTCATGGGGATGCCATGACGAGGAGATACCACAGTTCATCAAGTGGTTCCATCTCAAGAAGTATGAAGCAAGGGATAAGGACGAAGCGCGAGCGAACGCAACATCGGGATTGGTAGGCAACTTCCTCGCATAGCATAGGGGGGGACAGCGGTCCCCCTTCTGTCTCAGGCTGTGTAGCCTGACTGATGAGTCCAAAAGGACGAAACAGAATTCAAATCAAATGGGTGATGGCCTACATCAAAAGCACTATGAGAGTTTCAAAAGGAATGGACGTTTTAAACGAGTTGATGGGCATGAAATCAGCGGACGAAATAATCCTCAATGACAGCGATATCATTGCGGTTGGATGGAACTACAATGCTTCGATTCACATCCACCTGAACAACACAACGGAGCGATGGTTCCGCATCATTCAGGACGAGTTGGAGGGTATATCTGAGATGCGTCGCAGACATCCCGTCAACCCTGAAAGCTTGAGTCTGACTCAGAACTTCGACTTCGTCTACAAAGGTTTTGACATCAACCTGACCTTCAGCGCATAATCCTCATGGGGGGACAGCCGTCCCCCCTTTTAACTCCCCTATCATGAAGTATTTATTTCAGTTTTTTACAACCATCGGTATGGTGGTGACCTTCCTACTCTTCATTGCAATTGCTTGCGCACTATGAACTGCACAATATCATTTTACACTGGCACCCGCTCATGGTGGGTGACCAAGGACTTCAAAGACCGAAGTCACGTTGACAATTTCATTGCCTATATCGAACGAACGAAAGGCTACAACCTAGACGAACTATTCATAAACGAATAGTGTATTGTTAACAACTTGTTAATAACTTATTGATACATACCATTGTTATATACAATGTTTGTCGTATCTTTGTAAAAAGAATCTAATACTAGTAAACAAATCACGGGGGGGACAGACGTCCCCCACACAAATCAAATCAAGATGAAAGTAACAATTGAAGTGCCTGAGTCGCATATGTTGAATATGCTTTGCAACGCGATGTACAGCAATGAGTACCTCGAAATCGTTGACGGTGAAGGAGGTAAGGTCACCGAGTGGGTAAAGAAAACACCCAATGCTATGGAGGGATATGACCACGCTGAGTGTTGGGAGCCACGATTGTTTGCGTACTTAAAGTCTAACAAAGACCACGCGTTCAAGTTCTTGGATACTTACAGCGACGATGAGGTACAGCTAACGTGGGAGAATATGTGCAGCGGTATGATGAAGATGTCCACTAACCAAGTGCAGCATATGTCTGACCTTCTAACGGGGCGTGACGATTCCATCACGGCTGACGTATGGCTCCAGTGTTCATTGTTCGATGACGTTATATACTGCTAATAGAAATCACGGGGGGACAGCCGTCCCCCCATATAAATCAAATAAAAATGGATAGTAGAACCTTTACTGCCGTAGCTGATTGGGCAGAGCGCATCCAAACGATGACGCAAGAAAACAGACTTATTAACTCACAAGATATCGTACACGATGTGTTCGGTATGCTACGAGACGACGAACACTTTTTACCGCGACTATGAAGAACTACTTCGACAACATCAAGAGATACCGCTCATTCAGCATCAAGTATCTACCCGCTACCAACTTCAGGGGTACGCGCATTTCTATTATAGACAACCGACTCGGTGAGCGAGTGACCATCCCGTACGACTATACGTATGACAAACCTTGGGAGATAGCGGTGACGTATCTGCTCAACCTACGACGACCCATACACATAGAGTCCATTGGTATGTCCAACACAGATGAACACGTGTTGCTAACAACTGACTTCAGTACGCGCATCAAGCAAGACGAGAAGCTAGTGGCTAAGAATAAACTTAAATCAGTAGAGCAATGAGCAAGGAAATCAAAACCATCATAGACCTATACGCCAAGGAGGGGTACGTCATCAGCGTAGAGTATGCTGAGGCTATAAACAAAGCAGTCGAAGAAGCGCACATAAAGTGGGCTAAAAACAAAACACTGGAGCAATGAATCAGAATAAACTAATAGCCCAATTTATGGGGGTAGACATTGAGAAAACTTTACAATACCACAACTCGTGGGATTTGCTGATGCCCGTGGTAGAGAAATGTTTTAATGGTACTGCGGTACAAGTGGAGGACAACAAAGACAACTTCTTTGACATCAAGAATAGCCTACCTAATATGGAAGCAACATACAAAGCGGTCGTAGAGTTTATCGAGGGATTAAGTGTCGAACCCGACACAAAAGCTATTGACGAAGCGTTCTTCGCGGGGTTCTGTCACGCGTTGGAGTATGTCAAGAGAGAGATAGAGAACGTAGATGACATCGAACACGAGGTGGATGATTACGTCGGTGACCTAAACTTGAGCGGTACAATTTCCATCCAAGCGTCTGAGTTCCTTGACGCAGATGGATTGGTGGATGAGGTGATGCGCAAGTACGAGCGTGACACCACTAAAGACGGGAGCAATGTATAAGGTACGATTCCATCTCGCACGAGGCGAGAACTTTATGAAGTGGCAAGTCACTCAACCCAATGGAGACAAGCGTTACTTAAACCCTGAACACAATTCAATTGCTATGTTCGGATGTAAGCTACGGGTACAGCCCAGTACAGCGCAGAAGATACACGATGGAGCAAACAAAAGCGTGTGCGCATGGATAGATTGTCACCATTTACAAGAGACCAACGACCCTATCCCGATGACTATCTTCGATACCCGTATCTCATTCAACCCTAAGAAAAGTGTTCATTGGATGGCTGAGGAGGGGGGGACAGCCGTCCCCCTTGAGGTTCAAGCACGTGAGTTTATACCGCTCATTGTAACCAACGGCAGAGAACTATTTATAATTCCCACATACGACTAACATGGAACAAGACTACCTCAACATCCCTAACAAGCGTGGCTTCAAAGTAAACATGACACGTGGTGCATCACCCAGTGTACGTATCATAGACCTCATGCGTGATGATACAATCACCATCCCGTACAACTACGCACACAATAGCGCGATGGCTTGTGCTGTAGCATACCTCAATAGTATTCACATCATCATCGATGACGTAGTACACGCAGAGGGCTACTCAATAGCCGTGAGTTCTGACTATCAAATCCCAATCAAATGAACGACGACAAAGAGTTGGCTCAGTTTATTATGCGTGTGATTTTCTTTGGCGCTGTCCTACTCATCGCCGCTATACAGCTATCATCATGACAGACTTCGAACAAGAACACAAAGACCTAGTCAATGAGATGACAAATAAAATAATGGATAGGGTAGTACGACCACACGTGAGTTGGGATAGCCAGACAGACAACGAAGCGTTAGAATCTATACGTCAGGGTATGCACGATATCCTACACGAAATCTATTGTGAGGCGTTGGATGTTAATAAGGATGTTGACAAACCATTAGGATTGTAGGAAGTTATGCACTACCTTTGTTAAAATAATTAAATCAAATCAAATGAAAAATCTATGGAACGAAGAGCAGTTGTTAGAGGCTGCCAATAAGATGACGAGAGAGGTACTTGATTGGGACACCCCTTACAAGTACTGGGAACTCTACCCTGAGGACAATGTGTATAGTCAATCAGAGAACTTAGCTGACATATTTGTACGCAAGCATACAGAGCAGACTATCGGTATGACTCTTGAAGAGTACGAAAACCTGATGTGGGTAGACAGATACCGTAAGAACAACTTAGTAATCGACGTCTTCAACTCTATATTGTTCAAGCACCTCGACTTGATACGCACCACAAGGAAGGCATTCAAGAGGTCAGACCACTACACTACCATTGAGGTAGAGATAGACGGTAAGAAAGTCAAGGCATACCAAATCAAGTCGGGGTCAGACCTTGATGAGCATCCACTAATCAAGGGTCAGGGTTTCTATCTTGTCAAGCACGAAAAGCACGGAGAGTACCAGCTCTACCGAGGTACAACCAAGTGTGGGTGGCATTGGTGGAGCACACTCTTCGAGGTGTACAAGCTACTACCATCAAAGATATGGAAGCAACGCGAGGCACTGCAAGATGTTATTGCTGTGGCGTGTGCTAAGGGTAGCGAAGACCTGCTGGATGTGGTAAACCAAGGTCTACCTATGCTATCTGATGACACCGTCATTCACTTCCTATCTACGTACAACCAACCTGAGCCATCAACGTACAGCGTAACGATGTCGGGTGATGTCAAGCTAGACTCGGAGGTAACCGAGCCATTGGTGTCAGGTCTGATGTACAAGGACGCTAAGGATTTCATGCTAGAGTATAGCAATTACAAGCACGTTCTATTCAGGTCTACCTATGCCAAGAAGATGTTAGACGAGGCAGTGGAGAAGATGACTCAGTCACGTGATGAGTTGTCAGAATTCTCACAGCTTCACACACGGTCATGCGTTGACATCAAGGATAGATGGGGTGTCAATCTAAAGTGAAGCCTAAGGTCAGGTCAACAGCCTATCCCCCTGACCCACCCAAAGACTACAACGACTGGGCTACAAGTTTATTCAAATCAAATCACGGGGGGACAGCCGTCCCCCCACATAAATCAAATCATGTCGAAGACAAAACAACTGATGGTCGATGACCACAACCAAGACAAGTTCTTAGATGACGAGTACCGAGTGGTACAAGCAAGCAACCTGATGAGCACCATCGTTGCTGACTTTAAACTAACTATTAAAACAAACAAACCATGAAGAAAGAAATCTTCCACAATTACGCTGGGCACGTAGCCCATGTATATGGACTGACGAGAGAGGAGTTGTTCCACTCAAGTCGAGAGGCTAAGTACTCTCAAGCTAGGCATATGCTGTACTACCTATGTCGTAAACGACCAATGACACTCGCGCAAATCCAAGAGTACATGGGCGAGAACGGACACAGCACACACCACAGCAGTATAATCCACGGGGTCAAGCGTATGCAATCCCTTATGGATTCCGACCCAGACTACATGACCCTATATACCACCATCAACCAAAAAGTAAACGCATAATGGAAAAGAAATCAGTATTCGAAACGCTTAGCGCAATCAACGTTAAGCCATACGTCAAGGAGAAGAACAAGCTAAGCTATCTCTCTTGGGCTACGGCATGGAAACTACTCAAGGAAGTATACCCTGACGCACAACGTATCATCTACGAGAACGAGCATACAGGATTCAACTATTGGACAGACGGTAAGTCATGTTGGGTACGTGTAGGTATCATCGTCGAGGGACATGAGCACCAGGATATGTTACCCGTGATGGACTTCAGGAACAAGTCTATATCAGCTGACGCGGTCAACTCTATGGACATCAACAAGACCATACAACGGGCGACAGCTAAGGCTATCGCTATGCATGGGCTAGGTCTAGCCTTGTACACGGGGGAGGATTTACCCGATGAGGTTATCGCACCCGTAGAGAAGAAGCTAATGAAGCTTGACCTAGATGATGAGAACTGGGGTAAGGTGCTGGAGTTTATCGTCAACAACAAAGACAAAGGGCTTGACCATATCGTCACGCAGATTGAACGTAAGTACAAGGTGAAGGCTACCATCAAGAAAGAAATTTCTAAAATTATATCAGCATGAGCGATATCATAAACCAACTCAGGGATGACAACCACTACTATGGTGAGGTGGGTAAGCGTTACCTATCCAACTCGGACATAGGTAAGCTACTCACTAACCCTAAGATGTACGGGGTATCCGAACCTGACAACGTGAACTTCGCTAAGGGTAGGTACTTCCATCAGCTTATCTTAGAACCAGAGAAAGCATCGGTGGTACAAGCAGTGGACTCTTACTCACGCAACACCAAGATATATAAGGATGCAGTACTCGCAAGCGAAGAGACGTTCTTACTACTCAATAAAGAACGCGATGAGATTGAATCGTTGGTCGCTACTATGATGGGCAACATAGATTTCTTTGATGCTATACGTGCCGAGGGTAACACATACGAAGAGCCATCGGTAGGTATGATAAAGGATAGGATGTGGAAGGGTAAGGCTGACATCATCACCAATGATATCATCATCGACCTTAAGACCACGAGCAGCATCAAGGACTTCAAGTACTCAGCTAAGAAGTATAACTACGACAGCCAGTGCTACATCTACCAGACCCTGTTCGGTAAGCCACTCGTGTTCTTTGTTATAGAGAAGTCATCAGGTATGATGGGTATGTATCAGCCGAGCGAGGAGTTCGTTCGTCAGGGTGAGTATAAAGTAGAGGATGCTATAGAGGTACACAATAAATTCTTTAGAGATGACGCGCCCCATGACATTGACAACTACTATATCAAAGAGACTCTCTAAGGTTTACTCATTGATAACACATAAGAAAAACATACAGATTGAAGTTCCAGCAGTCTGTAGTAGCCCGCAGAGAAAACAAGATTACATCGACGCGGTCTATCATTACTTGGAGCAAAACATAATCATTAAAAACCATTAAACAATGGCACATGAACAAAAGATAACCGTCAAGATTGACGTGAAGAAGCTGGTTAAGTCTGGCTTCTACCAAGGAGAGAAGGGATTGTACGCAACCCTAACTATTATTCCAACACCTGACAATAAGTACGGTGATGACTACATGGTCACGCAGTACCTAGGTAAGGAAGAGAAGGGGCCTATCATCGGCAACGCCAGAGACCTAGTCTTCGACAACGACACCAAGAAGAAAGAGGTAGTCGAGGAGGAGGAAGAGGACGTGCCGTTCTAAACCAGAGGGAGAGGGGGGACAGCCGTCCCCCCTTGTACCCACCTATGTCGATGTGTCGAAAAAAGTTTTCTATATACCACCATATATATTTACTCTATCTTACTCTCCCCCCGTATGGGTGAGAAGAAAAAACGACATTATCGACACTGGTATTGGTAACCAGTTATTTAGCCCGTTAAAATCAACACACAAAACGACATTAAATCGACACCGCATGACACAAACCGTCACAATCTTCGCGAATATTAAGGATACGTCCACTCCTTTCTACCGAAGTGTACGCAAAGTTCTCTCACGAGTAAAGGATGGAGCGTCCAAGAATAAGGTCAACGCCATCAGGAAAGAGAAGGACAAGAGCTCACGTAACGAACTCAAGCGTGGCCTACCTGCCGTATGCTTTAGCGGTACGTTCACCAAGCGATTGGACAATGCACTCACTCAGCATAGTGGTCTCATCTGCCTAGACTTCGATGGATACGAGAGGAGTAAAGAGATGAAGGATGAGAAGGACAAACTCAGTAAGGACAGGTATGTGTTCTCTGTGTTTGTATCGCCATCAGGCAACGGGCTCAAGGCTCTGGTTAAAATTCCTGCCGATGTAGACAACCACCTCAATTACTTCAACGCTCTAGAGAAACACTTTAACTCTGAGCATTTCGATACCACCAGTAAGAACATAAGCCGTGTATGCTATGAGTCATACGACCCACTCATCTATATCAACGAGGAGTCACTGCTCTGGGATAAGATAGACGAGCCTGAGTATAGCGAGGTTATGGTACACCGAGACCCTAAGACCATACACATCACCGACGACAATAAGATTGTAGATATCCTATTGAAGTGGTGGACGAAGAAGTTCGGTATGGTGGATGGCGAACGCAACATGAACCTATACAAGTTGGCTATGGCGTTCAATGACTTCGGAGTAAACAAAAGCCTAGCCTCTCATATCATGCGTGACTTTGAGCAGCCCGACTTTAAGATGGTGGAGATAACGCGCACCATCGATTCCGCGTACCGACGTACCGAGAACTTCGGTATCAAACAATACGAGGACAGGGATAAGATATCACACATCAAGGCACAGCTAAAAAGTGGTGTGTCAAAAAAGGAAGTCCGCTCTCAACTCAAGGAGTCCAGCATTGGGAGCGACGTAATTGATTCGGTATTAGAACGAGTCGAGCTGGAGAACGCAGACGTTTCCTTCTGGGAACGTAACGACCGTGGTGTCATTAAGATTATCCCGATAGACTTCAAGTCTTTCTTAGAGGACAGCGGTTTCTATAAGTACTGCCCCGAAGGAAGTAAGAACTACATCTTCGTCAAGGTCACTAACAATCTCATAGACCACACGTCAGAGAAAGAGATTAAAGATTTCATCCTCAACTATCTCATCGACTTAGATGACAAAGGAATCTATAACTTCTTCGCTGACTCGGTACGTTACTTTAGGGAGGAGTTCCTCACCCTGCTATCTACGATTGACATCTTCTTTATGGAGGATACCAAGGACACCTCGTACCTATACTATAAGAACGGGGCTGTCTTGATAACCAAAGACACGGTGAGTATCATAGACTACCTCGACCTAGGTGGGTACGTATGGAAAGACCACGTTATAGACAGGTCGTTTGACGTGCGCGATGAGTACAGCTGTGACTACCAAGTTTTCATTGGGAACATATGCAACAAAGACAGCGAGCGGATAGCTACTATGCGTAGTACTATAGGGTATATGATGCATGGGTATAAGAACATGAGCTACTGCCCAGCTATTATCCTTAACGATGAGGTCATCAGCGATAGCCCAGAGGGTGGTACGGGTAAGGGATTGTTTATGAATGCCCTCTCACAGATGAAGAAGATGGTGGTGATTGACGGTAAGGCATTCGCTTTCGAGAAGTCATTCCCCTATCAGTTGGTATCAGCAGACACGCAGATACTATGCTTCGATGACGTGAAGAAGCACTTTGATTTCGAGCGGCTATTCTCTGTAGTGACAGAGGGCTTGACGTTAGAGAAGAAGAACAAGGATGCTATCAAGATACCATTTAGTAAGTCACCAAAGATTGCTATCACTACGAACTATACCATCAAGGGTTCAGGGAATTCATTTGCCAGACGTAAGTGGGAGCTGGAGTTACACCAGCACTACAATAAGAACCACACCCCATCGATGGAATTCAATAAGCACTTCTTTGCAGAGTGGGATATAGATGAGTGGTATCAGTTCGATAACTATATGGTGAGCTGTCTTCAGGGTTACCTCAGTACAGGCTTGGTAGAGTGTAAGCTTATTAACGTGGGTCTAAATCAGTTGAGAGGGAATACAGGTGATGACTTCGTTGAATGGTGCGGATTAACTAAAGGAAGCGAACACAATAAACTTCTTGAGCCAAACATCAAGGTGTATAAACAAGACCTTCTCCATGATTTCATTCAAGACTTCCCTGACTATGCTCCTAGGGCTAAGCATTCCGTTACTCGTAACGAGTTCTATAAATGGCTGAAGGCTTACTGCAAGCACAAGCACGAAGTCGAACCTGATGATGGTCGTGATAGCGTAGGTAGATGGATGCGTATACGTAGGAAGCATGAGGCTGAGGTACAAACTAACTTAGGATTATGATGGAGTTCAGAGACTACCAGAAGGATATCATAGATGAGGGAATAGATATCCTATCTGATAAAGGATTCCTTTACTTAGCTATGGAAGTACGTACGGGTAAGACGCTTACGAGTTTAGGTATAGCTGATGCATTTGATTTAGATAACGTGTTGTTCTTAACGAAGAAGAAAGCTATCTCTAGTATCGAGTCAGACTATAAGATGCTGGCCCCTGAGTTTGAAATACACGTCACCAACTACGAGAGTATGCATAAAGCACCGCTAACTAAGTGGGACCTTATCGTATGCGACGAGGCTCATAGCTTAGGTGCGTTCCCTAAACCAAGTAAGAGAGCCAAGCAGGTGCGTGAGCTTATCAAGAAGAACGGCAAGCAACCATTGGTAGTGCTGTTGTCAGGTACACCTACCCCTGAATCGTACAGTCAGATGTACCATCAGGTGTACGGCATACCCAACAACCCATTCCGTAAGTACAAGAACTTCTATAGGTTTGGCGATGACTACGTACGTGTGAAGCAAAGGAAGATGAACGGCTTAGTGATTAACGATTACACCGAGGGGCTAGAGAGAATCATAAGAGAGATGCAACCACACACCATCAGTTATACGCAGGTGGAGGCTGGCTTTAAAGTGGACACACGTGAGCACGTGCTTCGGGTACAGGCTAGCGATAGGATACATCAGATATGCAATCGCCTTAAGCGTGACCTCGTGGTAGAGGGCAAGGACAATGTCATCCTAGCTGACACGCCTGTTAAGCTTATGCAGAAACTACATCAACTGTACTCAGGTACGGTGAAGTTCGAGAGCGGAGAGTCTATGGTGATAGACTATACCAAGGCTGAGTTTATACGTGAGCGATTCAAGGATAAGAAGATTGGTATCTTCTATAAGTTTAAACAGGAGCTCAATGCTTTGAAGAAAACATATGGAGATTCCTTGACGACCGAGCTAGATGAGTTCGAGACCACCGACAAGAGCATAGCCCTTCAGATAGTCAGCGGACGTGAGGGTATCTCGCTACGTCAGGCCGACGCCTTGGTGTACTACAACATCGACTTCAGTGCTACAAGTTACTGGCAGTCACGAGATAGGATGACTACTAAGGAGAGGTTGAAGAGCGATGTGTACTGGGTATTCACTGACGGTGGTATCGAGAAGGACATATACAAAGCGGTGACTAAGAAGAAAGACTATACGCTAAGACACTTCAAACGCGATGTATTAAGTTTGTGATAATGACCGAACAACAGATGCAATTAAATCGAATCAACTCAGCAAAGAGTTGTAATTGGCCGTTTGAAAAAGGAAGTTATGAATATTATTTTGATAAATTTTTTGACATTCCAGAAGGTATACCTGAAGATATGTATACTGATTTGGAAGCTGATAAGTTTGCGTTAAAAATGATAGAAGATGACTGAACAACAGATACAAAGCAAGAGGATAAAGCAATTAGAAGAGCAGGGGTACTATGTGATTAAACTTGTTAAGACAAACAAGAATGGCATACCTGATTTGATTGCTATACCTAAGGATAGCGACGTGTTATTTAGTGAAATCAAGAGACCTATAGGTAGGTTGTCTAAACTACAGGAGTACAGAATAAAAGAACTTAGAACACATGGATTACAGGTTGAGCTATACAGAGGATGAGACACCATACGATACAGACCAAGAGTTTCTGGATGCTATCCTTACGCTTGACAGAGCGAGTAGAATAAAAATCCTGGTGCAGATAGAGAAGTCATCCGCCTATTTCTATAAAGGTTTCGATGACTTTATAGAGGGGAAGTACTACGATATGTGGGACTACTTCTTTCAGGTATGCGGTGTAGTGAACTGCCCAGACCCTTTGTTCTACATTGTCAGCTACTATAGTGATGGAGAAAGCGCCCCAGTACTTACTTCCATAGAGGAGACGGACTCGGACACGTACTTAGACTACGTTTCTAAAGGTGAGGTATTAAAAGAATTAAATTAAATCAAATGAAAAGTAAAGGGTATGATAAAAAGCACACTGAGGTGCTTGCAGAAATTGTGTCACACGTATTCGAGGCAGATGTCTTTGAGCGTAGACGACTTAGACCTAACGTAAATGCACGTATGGTATTCTCTAAGATACTATTGGATAAGGGTCTCACCCTTACCGAGATAGGTAGGATACTTAGTAAGAACCACGCTACTATTTTCCACTACAATAACAAGCTTAGCTTTTTCTTGGAGCATGACTTTGCTTTAAGGCAGAAGTACCTGCGCTGCGTGGATGAGTATGAATCTCAATCGATACACTCAGTGACTAAGACCAAGCTTCTGGATGAGCTTTATAAACTAAGGCAAGAACTAAACGAAGTAAAGGACTTATATAAAATGGTGACCCTTCAGAACAGAGAGGCGTCTCGGTATGACGAGAGGCTTATGGGTATATATAACGTGGTTAGAGACCGAACGAGTATAGGTAAAGAGATGGAGATGGAGAGCAGGATAAAGCGACTATACAATACAGTGGCGTGAGAGACTCCGATGCATACGATAGATTAAGATATATCAACTTCATGATGGAGCGCCTTCACGACTCCTGTAATGAGCTATACGAGCACCTCATAGACGAGGAGGTAGACTTCGTTGAGCAGGAGGTTAAAGAGATAAAGGAGGTGCTAAAGGAACTGCTAGATTATGCCTCGGAGATAAACAAGTAAGAAGGGGGGGACCGTTGTCCCCCCCTCTTTTCTTTTAGCTAGGGCGCTGGCTCTTTGGTATACCCATCACCTCATAAATCTCGTCACCGTCTATATTAGTTCCAGTTGCGAGCTCACCTAAGGCAACGACGGGCTCCATGTTAGCTCCCATCAATAAGCTAGCAAGGGGAATCAGCTTCTCATATGTATCCAGTTTAGAGTTTTCTATATTTCTAATTGTATTTACTGTAGCGCTAGCTATAGGGTCAACAACGCCACCTCGCGAAGTACGAGGTACCTTGCCTGTCTCGATATATTCCAATGCTGTCTCAGCCGCAGTTCCTAAAATTGGAACGCTGTACAATATGTTAAGTCCTATCAAAGAGTCTCTAACTCTCTTCAACCACTCGTCTTTATCCGAGCTGTTACCCGCTAGCTTAGCTGCATATGCCGTGCCATAGAAGACCGCGTTGACAAGACCTAGGTTTAAGTACAGCTTCCTGATGTCAGCTCGCTTAGGTGTCTCTCCTTTAGATACAGACCTACCTATGTTCTTGGTTGACTGCATCACGTTATTCATAAGTAAGAACGTAGCGCTACCGAACATCGTGAACATACGCATAAAGACATTGCGACTCTGTTGTAGTTGGTTACGCTCTGTTTCTCGCTGACTCTGCTGCGTAGCATTGTAGTCATCAAATTTAATAGCCGCCTTCTCTGGAGACATACCATTCTTGATGTTCCTCTTGTACGTTACCATATATCCGAGTACACCAAGCAGGTCACCCAATGAAGTGAATCCACCAACCAAAGCCTTCAAGGTCCGTTTTGTTTTAGACATAAACGTGTACTTATTCTGGTCCATATAAGTAGGTGTCTGACCCCCAGCAAGGCTAGATATGTTACCTTCTTTATAGGTTCTCTTTACACGGTTTCTAAACTCAGGAGATATAGACCGAGCTAATGACACAGGACCGTTGCTCTTCTTTCCTTGCGCCATACGTACAAGGTCTATAGGTACAGCCGCGTACATGATAGCAGCGTCAAGTAAAAAGGCGGTGAGCTCCACAACCTCCTTACCTGGTTTCACCTCAAGGCTACCCACTTTAAAGCTAGGGTAATTAGGGAACGCCTCGTATCCTTCAAAGGATGCCACGAAGGAAGAAGCCTGCTTCCACGTCTGAGCCATCTTAAGTCCGAGAATAGAGCCCACGAACTTCCGTTGGAACCAAGCGATAGCCTTAGGTCCTACGACTTGGCCCTGTACAGACGCTGGATTGATAGCGTGGTTGATATGCTCGTTAACTAAATTTTTAATACCAAGAGACGTCATCAATATGTCAACTGATTCGAACCCAAATATTGCATTCAGGTCGCGCGTGGTATAAGCAAACGCCTTGAACCGCTCCATAGAATCGAAGTGATTCTCTAGTAGGTCAGTGAAGTTAAAACTCTGAAGGGGTATCTCTCCCTTAACAGCCGTTCGTTCCTTCAGGGCTGTAGCGAACATAGCATTGAAGACCTTACTGAAATCTCCTGACTTTATAAGTTCAGCCATATTATCGCTTGATATCTTACGGGTAGGAAAATAGTTTTCTATCTGTGTTAGGTTAAGGTTACTGACGTCTTTGTAGACCTTATTAATTGACTCGAAGTAATCCTGAGACAGGTACGTCACCATCTTATCCGCGAAGTCTCTCAGCTGCGGCCCTAAGAACTCTTCAATCTTTTCAATAGGAACGCCCTGCTTCTCTAGCATCTCTCGCTGAACGTCGTTCTTTGAGAGCGAGTACAACCACATAAGCTGTGACTTATTGAACTGATACTTCTTCCCTTGGATAGTGAACTCAGCTATATCTTCCTTGAGTGGGCTGTAGATGACACGCTCCATCTCTTTGTATCCCTTCGTAATTCCGTTAACTGAGTTGGCTATCTCATCCATCTTAGCTCGCTGGTCATCCAGCCCCTGTAAGTAATTGCGACGTGATACATTGAGCCTATCGTATACATTCTCCTTAAACCAAGGGGCCATCTGATTCATCAACGTGCCGAGGTGCTTAACGATATCAAAGTTTGACCTTGCAGATTTCATAAGCTCCGAGTATTGCATCGTGCTCACGTACTGCTTAACGGCTTCGAACTTCTCCTTGAAGTTTCCTTCCTTATACTGCTTGAGGATGTTGGTACGCTGACGCATAACCTCCTCCTTAGAAAGCGGGTTGCCTTCCTTATCAAAGAGTATAGGGGCTATACTCTTCACCACGCTATCTGCCTCAACCTTTAAGTCTTCAACCTCCCCTGACCTATTGAGACGCCTTTCACTTAGCATAGCCCGTGAAGCGGTGGCCTCTGACTTTATGATAGCTACTGAAGCGCGTACCTCTTCGAGTGTCATGTCGGCTATACTTCCCCACGCATCAAGAGCAATAGACTGGTCAAGGGCTTTCTCTTCGGGCAGCGTTAATTCCTGCTTTTCGTTTGCCTCATTCCTATTGTTCTTTACTTTAACCATAGCGCTCTGAAGCACATCGCTTTCATTGAGCTTCTGCTGCAAGCTAGTGATTGCGCTCATGCGCATCTGCTTGTTAGGTGAGGCGGCAATAGTAAGTACCCTAGTAAGCGTCTCAAAGTACAGCTGACCTACCGCATCAAGACCACGCGTGCGCGTCCTTCCGCTGGATGTCTTCGCTTTCTTCGCTTGCTTTTTAGTGTATTTTATCAGGTCATTTATCACCATCTTCTTCTCAGCCTCTCGCTGCTCGTCAATAGTATTCAATACCTTCTGTGCCTGCGAATAGAAGTTCTTCTCCGTGGTATTGGCTACGATAGCCAGTAGTCTATTGACCATGCTTCGGTTGATGAGGCCCGTCTGCTTCATCTCCTGCCTGATAAGACGACGCAGCCTAGTCTTGTACTCCTTCAGGTTCTTGATAGCTGCCTTGCCTTGACGTATGTCATTACGCAGCTGCTTCATCTCACGCGATACATCCTTGTTCGTGGCTACGGATAGCGAGTCGTTCATAGCTACCAACAACTCACGCTGTGTGCTAGGTGACTGCTCGTTGAACGCTTCGTTCTCACGCAGTATCTCCATCGCTTTCTGACGAATCTCCTTGGCTGTCTTCTTCGTCTTGTTCTCCTCCGTCACCTCAGCGAACTCATTGAGCTGCTGTACTACGCTCTGATAGATAGCCTTACCTGTATCCATACCGCCCTTGACATTACCAAAGACAGCGGGAACTATGATACTTGGCTGGGTGTACTCTGTTATGCCATCCTTAATAACCTTAGCGTCGTACCCTTGTCGCTTCAGTAGCTCACGGATGGATGCGTCTGAGTAGCCTTTAGAGCGCCCGTATTGAATGATATCACTCATCGGTATAGACGCGTCATTAGGTATCATCCTAAGGGACTCAGCTAGCTCCTTCGACTCCGTGTCTACTCCCTTACTAAAGGAAGCTTCTGGATTCCTAAGTTGATTCAGCTGCTTCTCCGTTAGCTTGATAGCTTTACCACCCATTATGTCAGCAAGCGCAGTACCTAGGAATGTGTCAAGTGTAAGGTTCTGAATCTCAGTAGAGGATAAATCCTTAGACATCTTGAACGTATCCTTAATGTATGTCCACGCAGCATTAAGCCACGCTTGGAACTTCTGTTTAAGGGATGCGTTAATGATAGTCTCTCCCTTATTTCCTATAAGGATAGCCATCGTTTCATTTATAGCATTAGTCCTGGCTTCACTATTGTTTAATCCTTCAGCCTTAAATTTCTCAAACTGACTCTTGTACTCCTCTGTTTGAATAACAAGAGAGGCGCCTTTCTTATAAACCTTTTTACCCTTAGGTGTGAGCTGTAAGTAATCGGTCCATACGTGACCGAACTCGTGAACAGCCGTATTGTAAAGAGCCGACTCACTATTATGTACCTCAGGATTGATGTATATATCTCCTCCTTTAGTTAATCCGTATACCACTTCTCCACCCTTCAGGTACTCTCGAACCCCGTCAGACTTTAATACATTAGAGAATGTCTCAGTGTCTGTAGATAAATTTACGCTAGGAAAAGAACGATTTAAAAAATCAAGTACACCTGCTCGTTGGTCAGGCGTTGCGATAACCCCTACGAACTCTGCGTTAGGTAGACCAGCCTGTACTGGAACCACTTGAGTTAATCTAGAACGTTCACTTCTTTGAGCCCTACCCTTTGTTTCTTGAGCGATACCGATAGATACATTATTAGCTACCGTAGGAAACAATTCTACTACAGACTGCGGTTGTTCTAAAACTCCTATTGTTTTACCTCTTGGGCCAACAGGATAGTTAGGGTGGTTTGTATTTAAAACACCAGGGTTAAGCACGTCAATCCCCTGAACAACAAATACAGAACGCTGAGGAACGCCTTCTAGTTGAGGCTCGGTAATCAAATCTGTTACCACGCCAGCGTTTAGTAGGCTTACTTGTTCCTTCGTAGGGCTATCACCGAGCAATACTTTAGGTACAGCCTTAGCTTGAGACGGGGTATAGGAGGGCCTTCTTTTTTTAGCGCCAACCTCATTAGGTTGACCCGTCATAATTAAACCTGTTATAACATTTACTGAGGTAATACCTTTTAAATTAGATAGAGATTCAGGAGTTAGTAGCTGCTCGATGGTTGTAGGTTTTACTACATCAATCATAGCAAGAACGTCATTAGCATCATTGATATAAGACTTGTACTGCTTGGCGGTTTCCAAAGCAATACCAGAGTCAATAGCATCCTGCTTAATTTTAATAGATTGTTTGACCGCCTGCTTGAGTTGAGACACCGCTTTCTTACGGCGAGATATAGGTAGCGACGATATGTTATCGCCAAGAACTCTCACTACTGCTTCGTTACTAAGTATAGAAGCTTGCCCCATCTTAACGATGAACATAGGAACTAATCCATTATACTTAGGGTTAGCCTTCCACCAACGAGTAAAGAACTCTTTGTTTTCGTTATATACTTTTGTCGCGCTATCAATCTGACCTTGAGCTTTGTCCTTAGTGACGCTAGCCCACGCCATATTTTGGTGACCCTCTACTCCTGTAAACCCAAGACCTCCCTTTAGGTTAGTAATAGTATTTCCTGTTGCGGGGTTTACTACATCGCCAGTTCTAAGCTGGTCAGAAATATTAAATATACCAGGGACGTCTTGCACCTCACTCACATCTATGGTTGGTAGTGGGTTGTCAAGTCGAGAATTCAACTCATCTATATCCACCTTAGTGGCTTTAGCTTCGGTGTCCCTCGGCCTTCCTCTTTGTCTAAGCTCCTCAGCTCTTTGATTAAGAGTATTTCGTTTAGCAACAGTAAGGGTTTTACCCTTGTCGTCTTTGTTTAATTCTATTGTCGCTTCTATATCTGCTATCTCCTGAGATTGTTGTGACTCAATTTGAGCCCCCGTCTCATTCATAGCGTCAAGTATAGCTAGGGTCTCTGCGTCTTTCTCATCTAAAGAAATTCCCAGTGAATTCTCTTTCAACCTAAACCTAGCTGGGTTGTTCTGCGCGTCTTTCTTAAACTTATCTAGTGACTTAGTTAGCTCAGAAACCTTACCCTCCTTCTTCGCTTCAGACAACTTCGTGTCCTTCCTCACCTTAGCTATCTCCTCCTTTACCTTCTTCGTCTCCTTATCTATCGCTGCCTTTATCCTCTCGTCAGCCTGAGCTTTCGCTACCGCAGCTGGTGACACACCTATTTCCTTTCTATTACCTAACGCCTTCTGACTTTCCCTTTCCGCAGCTTCTCTCTTCTCCTTTTTTAATCTAATAACTTTAGCTTTAGATGCTGCGCTTACCCGTCCGTAGTAAGACTCGTCGCTCTCTCCTTTCTTTCTATTGACCTCGCCCTCTACCTTTACAGCCGCAGCCTTCTTCTTAACCTTAGATTCTGCCGTCGGCTTCGACACAGTTTCTTCTACCGCGACTTCTTCTACTACAGGGGCGGCCTTCTTCTTAGGAGCGGCCTTCACAGGGGCGGCCTCTTCTACTACTGCTTCAGGCGCAGCCTTCTTCTTAGGCGCAGCCTTCTTCTTAGGCGCAGCCTTCTTCTTAGGCGCAGCCTCTTCTACCGCGACTTCTTCTACTACAGGGGCAGCCTCCTCAACAGGCGCAGCCTCCTCAACTACGTCAACGTCAGGGGCTAAACCAATACCTAACTCAGACTCAAGGTCAGAGACCTCACCCTCTAGGGTTTCGACTTCTTCTGGGGTAGGTTCTTGTTGTCGGGATACTTCTTCTTCCACCTCTTGTATATCTGAGGGTGATTGATTTTCAGAAATGTCTCCTGGGCTTTGCTCTTGAACGGCATCTGGCTCTAGGGTTTGTTTAATTAACTCAACTACCTCAACGTCGTTACGCACAGCATAGCCCTGCTTCTCTAGCTTAGCTTTCTGCGGTGGTGTCATGTCCGTGATGTGCTCTATGAATTGAGCACGGGTCATGAATTTCTTTCCGACCTTGTACAAAGGGACATCAGGCTTACGAAGCAACTCAGGAATCAAGGCGTCAATTTTAACACCGTCCTTAGGTATCTTCTTCGTTAATCCTATCTGACCAATCTCTTTATTTATCTCAGATATCTCACTAGAGAAGGCTTCTTTATTCGCCTCAGACAACTGCTTCTTAGCTTCATCTAAAGCCATCAGACGTGACACCACCTCAGGAGAGGACGTGCGAGAACGCTTGGGCCCCACACCCAATGTCTTCAACGCATTACGGCGAGCACCCACGTTCTCTAGGATACGTTGCTCTGTCTCTGCATCTATCTTACCGAGCTTACTCATATTGGTAGCCCAGTCGTTGATACGCTGGTCAGATGCCTTCTCTGAGGCGATATAATTTATGTCCGTCAACTGATGCGCTACCGATAGGTCTGAACTGTTACGTGTATCTACGTACATATTTATGGCAGCGTTAGGCATTGACATACCCAAGTGACCAAAAACTTCATCGACTACCTCCTTCCAATTTACCTCCTGACCTGAGAGAACCTGAGCTGACAACTCACCCGTTCCTTCTATTAAAGGACCTACTGTAACTGATTCTACTAACATAGCAGCTGAAGTCGCTGCGGCAGAGGACAGCCGTGGAACAAGTTTCGTTAGGACCCTGCCCGCTGCTACTCCACCGAGTATATTAAATCCACCGATAACTGCCCCACGTATCTTACCGACACGCCTTCCTTCCTCCATCACCTGCTCATTATTAAGAGCCTCCATTACCTGAGAGGGGTCGGATATGTTGTAACCAGACTCACGCATAGAGTCTAGAATAGCATTGGTGTACTCAAGGGCAGCTCCTGCCAATCCTTGTCCAGCAATAAGACCTCTACCAGCACCTGTAGTAGCACCAAGTAATGCACCTGGAACAGCGCCCACGCCACCAGCAACTGAGCCAGAAGCGGCGCCAATACCAGCACCTGTAGCAGCACCTGTAGCTATAGCAGCAGGAACAATCTTCATCCCCAGTGGCATTAGCATAGTAAGTGACGACGCCACGAGACCAGATATATATTCTACTGGGTCATCAGTAAAAGCAGAACCCCACTCCTTAGCTCCAACAGCGTTATGCAGACGAGACATGACACGCGTTTGACCTGGCTTCATCTGAGACATACGCTCAGAGATAATAGCTGCCGCCTCCTCCTGATTCTCTGGCATCATACCTGACATCTCGTATGCCATTATAGCTTCGGCTGCCCACCCCGTGTTCCATGCGTTAGACACGCCCTCGGTAAAACCCTGCCAGTTCTCAGTGAACTCAGCGTATACATTCTTGTCGTGCTTAGCGTCTAAGTAAGTCTTCGCTTGGTCATACTTTAGAGCAGATAACTGCTGTATATCTTTAACAGTATTAAATTCAGCGATTAGATTATTAGCATACTCACGCTCCTGCTCATTCTTAGGCTCGTATTTTACTAGCTCCTCCACGGGTATACCGAACGAAGCCATAGAATTCTTCTGAATAGCTGCCTCTTTAGCGAGTGATGATTGATTAATACTAGCCGCCTGACCAGCTATTTTATTCTGACGCTGGTTGAGGTATACATCGAAGTCCTCACGTGCTGTCATAGCCTCGTCATCCATAACCGCATCGAAGAGGGTGTCCTCTCGCTGCTCGATAGAATCCACATAGCTCTCTACGTCTTTACGTAGTACGCCGTTAGTGTAGTGCTGGCTATACAAAGCCTTCTCTTCTTCATCAAGAGATTCTAACTCAACGTTGTCACTGTCCTCTAAGAAGATACGCTCGTCACGTAAAGCCTCGTACTCCTGTAGTGCTGCTTGGTCAGAGCCATAATCTCTATTCTTTTCACGAAAGAAATGCTGAGCTTCAATCTCTACAGGGGCCACGTCCTTCCAGCTGCCCTCAGCAAAAGCATTAGCCTCCTCCTCAGTGTCAAAACTAAATACCTCACCACGCGATTCAGCTGTTTGGATAGCTTCGTCCGTACCCAACCTCATCCACGTTCTACCGTCTGAGTTGTAGTTGTCAGGGTTGATAGGGAATAGAGTAGGCGCCACCTTGTACTGCCCGTCTTGCTCGTACGACATAAACTCCACCGTGGATTCGGTGCCGTCGTTATTACGCATAGCTTCCCCCCTCATATTCTGAGCACGGTAAGCTTTGTCCAGTACGTTGTCGGTCTCTAACTCTACAGGTGCGGTAGCGTTAGCATTCATAAACTGACGTAGACGCTGCGATTCTACCTCAGCCCCTGCATCAGTAAAAGTGTCAAGGTCCACATCGATAGAGGCGCTACCGTCGGTAGTGGTGACGGACATTGCATCGCCGATACCTGATTCGTTGAAAGTAAATCCATACTTACCAAACTCTTTACGCATATCAGGAACCACCTGCTCCTCCTCCTGAGCTATAAGGCCAGGGGTTACTACGTCGATAGACTCAGATAGGCTAGGCGCCTGGTCAACGAGTTGAACGGACGGCTCCAAAGAACCATCGTCCAATGACGAATCCATAGGCTCGTCTTTTTTTTTTAAGCCCATCAAGGCTTGGTAGTCATCTATACTCTTGGAATAACCACCCCCTTGAAACAAGTCGTAAGAATCTTGAAGAGCTTGAGGGTTTGTATTGATAAGCTCTACAAACTCATCGAAAGATTTGGCGTAGCCCCCTGTCTTAAACAACTCGTACGAGTCCTTAACTGCTTGTTCGTTCATGACTATTGATTAATATCCACTTGTATCCCTAGTACCGTTTGGGTTGGTCGTAGCTGGTGCTCCAGACGCGCCAGGCGCTCCGAACTTTCCTCGTCTAGCCTCTCTAACTTTTTCGTTATTGTAGGCATCGAACGTGCCTCCATCAAAGATAGAACGAAAGTCCTCCGTGGTACGAGACACACCAGATTTAGCGGCGTCAAGAACCATCTTGTTTACCTCTTCCATTGTTGACTTAGGAACATCTCCATCATCAGGGATATATATAGGCTCCGTCATTACGCTAGGCACAAAGTATTCGATAGCGTCATTGTCGTTTCCTAACAGCCCTTCACTACTAGGGATGTCGTTTTCATTTACAAACCTAACAGTGGACTGAAGGCCCGCTGTAGCTAGAGCTGACTGAGCAGCCGTAGCCATGACTGAGAACTCAGGGTCCTCAGGGTTCTCCCCTAGTGCCTCATTGTATGCATTACGTGGAGACTTCTTGGACTTACCAACCACCTCATCGTAGCCTGTTATCTGAGTGGGTGCGTCAGTAATTCCAGCCCTCGTACCAGCGAAATCCTTATTAACCATAGTAGATGAGGGGTCGCCACCACCTGAACGCTCCATCACCTCGGTCACATTGCTCACCCCATGAACAGTGTTACCCAACTCAGCCCACTGCTGAAGAGTTACATCCTCTGGTAGATTGATTGTACGAGAGGTGCCGTTACTATAGGTAACGGTATACTGTCCGTCGGTTGTAAAGTCAAGGTCTCTTATATCCCTACTTACCGCGCCTGGTTCGCTCAACGCTTTATCAGCTGCCATCTGCCGCTCTTCAGCGCTGGTCGCGTTAAAGATTTGATTCCATGAACCCACCGCCTGGTCCTCAATCTTTTCTGAGCCTGACCGAGCTTCAGCTTGAGAGCTTTTCTCCCACCACTTCTCAGGGCGGGCTGTCTCTTTCTCGTCGAGCATACCACGTAAGCGATTGGTCACCGTCTCCTTAGCCATATCCATCTGGCTCACTCGGTTGGCGTTAATCTTATCGGCCATCTCCTGTGTGACAGGAGGGACGGCGTCAAGGTTGGCTTTAATCTCTACGTCGAACCCTGGCATGGGCGGCCCCGCACTTGGTTGAGATGGGTTATCTATCAATAATATTTTAGAGGGGTCGTTAGCTGCTTCCTCAAAATCAGAAGTAAATCCAAACGGAGTGCCCTCATCATTAACCTTACGGTTCATCGTTAAGATTGAGCTTACGTTAGTAGGGATAGATAGCTGTTCATTGACTAGGTCACGCTCCATATTCAGGTACTCAGGGCTGTTCATAGCAGACTCAAGGGTCTTTACATTACCCTTCATCATTACCTTAACCTTAGACCCTAGGTTATCCACGCTAGAAGATAAAGCTCCCTCCATATCGAAGGCATCGTAGTTAGCTTTCATACGCATCTTAAGGGCGTTAACCCTTAACCTATCGTTAGGGCTAGTAGACATCTCCTGTACTCCCGTATCAGGATTGGTTATCATTTTAGCTGCGCTTACCTGCCCATTAGCGGGGTCAATAAAAAGGCTTGTGCTACTAAAGTTACCGAAGCCCTCTGATGTAGCCATTAGGTATTGCTCAAGAGGTTGAGACTCACCGTTCTTAGCTCGCTCCATCTTCTCCCCGTATACCGTTTGGTATTCCTTCGCCATACTAAACGCATCCTTAGTTCCCTGCTCTAGGTTGGCTCTGATATTGGTGTAGTCACTGACATTCATCTGCCCCGACTTCAGGAGATTTTCCGTGATAAGGGCGTACTCAGACAGGTCATTAGAGTACTTAGTTACATAGCGGTTGGCGTCCTGGTTCTCTCCTAGCGGAGGGCTAGCAAACATCTCGGCCTGCTCTCTAGCTTTCTGGTCCAGGTCGGCCTTCATACCATCGCGAATACCACGCTCAGTGGCAATCATCTTGGACATATCCTCCCCTACTTTACCCCAGTCTACCTGAGTAGCAGCACTCCTCTGAGCTCTGTTATAGTAAGTCATTATCCGAAAGGGTTCATGTTGTAAAAGTTATTCTGAGGCATACCGACCACTTGATTTCCAAGATTCGTTTGCTGTCCCTGTACGCCAGGCATAGTCACCACCCCTGGTACAGCCTGCTGAACCTGAGGCATAGCGTAGTTGAAGGCGTTAGACCGAGCCATACCCTTCATTGCGTTATTGCCCAGGCCGCCGATAAATGAGCCATATTTCTTGTCATTCATACCCCCTACAGAAGAGAAGTCAACACCATTTATGGTACCAGCTTGAGCAAGAGAATTCCTGTAATCAGCAGACGTTGCACCTTTATTTTGTTGCATGAATAACTTCTGCATCTTAGCGTCGTTCCTTACGTTGGCTGTCTTCGCGTATAGCGGAGCCATCTCCATACCTTGCTGGCCCATGCTAGCTACTCCAGCAACCCCAGCCTGTATGTTGGCTGCTCTAGCTGCCTGAGCATCTCGCGCTGCCTCTTGAGCTCCAGCCACCTCACCTAAGTCAAGCTCAGCATTTATATCACGAAGCCTACTCTGTTCAGCTATAATATCATCCTCTATCTGCGTGAGCTCGTTACCCATCTCAGTACGGATGCCAGCCTGCTGTTGACCAGCGACCATAGCTACACGCCCAGCGGTAGCAGCGCTACCACGAGGGTCGGCTTCACGAGCCGCCTGCATAGCGTCAGCCGCAACGACCAAGTTCGCCTCGTTCATAAGCTCGTATGGTTCTTTCTTAATAGACTTCGCCTCAGCGTAGTTTACATCCAAACGCTTTCTCGCCTCAGACATAGCTTTAGCTGCGTCAGCCTCGGCTTTAACCTGTAGCTTCCGTTGTTTACCCGCCTGCACAAATGACGCTGTAGTGGTGACGCCTGTTATGGCTAGCGATGCGATTACTCCTGACATAATGTTTTCTTGTTTAGTATGATATGCTCAGGAAGCGTACGATAATCCGTAGTGTACACGTCCTGCTCAGCTTCCTCAATAGTTTGTTTATCGGTCCTATATACGCAGGTCCACGTGCAGTCCTCGTGCATATAAGCCACGCGCTGAGTACCCGTCTCAGTCATCACCGTCATCGGCGCTTGGATTCTCTTTACCTCACCCGTGTCCATAAGCACTGACATATCGCCAGATAAGAAGAACGAGGGGTGGTCCTGCTTGTGGATGTAACTAACGACCAACGAGCCCTTAGGCATAAAGATTTCCCTAGTATATAACCCGTCCTTTAGGTGGTGCTTTAAAGGCATAGTCTCCTCCATCTCTTTAGTATGGTGAACAACAGCCCCCTCCTGAGCCATTATCTGCTGGGTAAACTCCTCTATATTCTCCCACAACAAACCCCTATCCTCATGGATGTGAGATAGTACAGACTCTGGCCCGTTCTTTAATGTTTGTGGTATACCCATACTAATTCAAAGGTAAGAATTTCACGGGAAGGATTTCATCACCTCTGACTTAACGGCAAATAGCTCTACCGCCTCTGTATCGTCATTGGTTAAAGTGAATACGCAATAGTGACCGAGCACCCCATGGGACTCAGCTACCTGGTTCTTTACATACAGGATAAAACTTACGTCAGGTACTACTACTGTACCGCTAACCACAAGGTTATTGATTCCGTTAGGGAGGTCCACGTTGATAGACTGTACCGTACCCACAAACACGGGAGTTATAGTAGTGCCTGGAGCTGCGTAATAGATAGCGTCACCTCCAGCACCAGAGGTGATGTCACTTCCAGTAATCATAGTACCTATACTGGTGGTTAAAGGGAAGTTAATGGTCGTCGTAGTCGCTCCAGTTACAGTAGTTAAGCTATTACCTATACCATTGACAGAGCGTAGGTCATAGTTAGCGAAGTCATCTCCCACTGTACCAGGGTCCGCGCTGTTACGGATAAAGGCAAACCAGTCTGACTCCTTCTGCTTAAAGAAAGCCGCCTCAATAACACCTGGTGTCTGTAACTCAGCAACCAACTCAGCCTTCCACGCGTGGTCTCCTTCGTAAGCTATTGTCTTGAATAGTTTATTCATCATAGGCTCTGCGTTAAAGACGCTCTCCATTTTAGAGGAGTCCTGACTACCGTAGAAATTATTACGTAACTCGTTGGTGTTGTGCTGCCATAGGTTACCCCCACTAAAAGTGTACAGGTACTGGTTCATACCTTGAATCCACTCAGGGATATAGGAATAAAATGAAGGCCAACCTTGGGCGGGCGGGCTAAAGGTCAGGGTGTAGTTTCCTTCAGGTACAGGCATAGCTTATTTTTTAGCAAGAAACAAGATTCGTAATAACACCGTTAGCCACGGTCATAACAGAAGTAGTAGGTGCACTGTCTGTTACTTTATAATTACCTGTAGCTAATACATTTGTCCCTAAAGAGTCGTTAAAGACCCAGTCATTTATAGCTAATATACCAGGGGTATTTTTCACCGTAGCTTGATAGAACGTCTGGTCTTCAACAGAGCCACAGCTCCCTCCTACTAAAGAGGAAGAGAACGAAGGAAGAGCAGTCGCACAAGCTACCTTCACCCCCCATGAGGCAGACTTACAATAGCTAACTACTGTAATCTGAAGGGTAGAGGGCGTGGCAGCCGACTTAGGGATTACCATATAGCAGCTCTTAGGGTCTTGAGTACTAAAGCTCACATCACCCCCTGCTATAGTGACCGACGAGGAAGACCCTGTAGCAGCGAAAGCCCCGCCTGAGTATACATAATCAGGTAATGTGTAAGGGCTTTCTGTTGTAATATTGTTAGCACAAATACCTGAGGTAGAATCACCTAGGTATGTAACGCCATTAAGTGTAGATGTCTTATGGTAGCCGTCTACCTCTGAGCTAAAAGCGTTATACGTAACCCCGTTATACACCGCGTACATACCGTCAGGGACATCTCCAGGGAGGTACTTAATAACAATAGCCCCCGTGTCTGCGCCTAAGTTAGTAGTAATATCGTAGACACCCTCGGCTCCTCGATGTGTTATCTCGACACCATCACAGTCAGAAGCACACGAGGGGCACGATGTAGCAGGGCCCAGCGTGCAGGTAGCGTTGTCTAAATATCTAACGATAACACCGTCGGAGTAGTTTCCTGAAACAGCACAAGTGGTTAGCCCTACGTTAGTGAATACACCTGTTGATGTAGCGAGTGTCGTTCCGTTTAGAAAGTAGTTGCTTATTACGCCCATGATTTAAATTTAAGTGCAGTCACATTTAGTTACACTAATACTTACCGTAGCTACAGTACCCGTAGTTACAACAGGAAGGGTTCGACTACATACAGAGCCACTGCTTCTAGCTGTTATAGTTTGGTAGCTAGTGGTGCCTCCAGCGCATTCGTTATAGCTAACCACTACACTAGCTGACCCAGAGTTGGTAATGAGATACTCAGTACAAGTACCTGAGCCACATACGCAATCGCAGCATGCATCCTGTGGTTTAGTACCGAAGCACAACGCAACTGACGTCACCTTCCTGTAGTCCCAAATTAAATAGAGGTAGCTATCGTTAGAGTCAACCATATCAAACGATGCCGAGTACTGGTTAGGGGCAAGTGTACTGTCAATAGGTGTAGCAGAGGAAGCTGCACTAAGAAGGGACGAGATGTCAGCCTCGCTATTCTGGTATAACGTATTACTTCTCAAGTACTTAAACCCATCAGAAGTGGTATCAAAATCGTAGTCGTCAGGCTGTATCTTATTGGAGATAAGTTTTACAGAAGCTGTGTCCGATGGGATGATATTAGCCCCTTGAGAACCTGTGATAACATTGTACTGAGAGACTAGCGGGAACTCAGCAGCCGAAGAGAACTCCATTTGTTCAGAGTGAAGGGCCGATGTAAATCCTCCGCTGTCCGTCCAGCGATATTGATTATGGATAAACTTATCGGCGTCACTAAGGGAGGTCACGCCCACCTGTATGATAGTAAGGGGCACCTCGGTAGGGCACTTCACTGTTATACCTAAGACAATTGGACTTGACCCGTTATTAACGAAGTCTAAATCAAGTTGAGTAGCCGCGACGGAGTTTTTGTTTATCGTAAAACTTCCGTTGGCACTAGCATTACTCACTGGTGTTGTGACGGTTGAGTTGTACGTAGCTGTAATATCAAAAGTATCACCAGAACTAATCTGGAATACGGTATACGAAACAATGACGTCACCCACCAGCTCACCGAGGTCGTAGCATAAACTAAGGCCAGCGCTAGGTAAAGTAATTCGTTCGGTAATACCACACTCAGCGCACTTAACGGTTAACGGCAGCGCTTGGGTATTGCTACTAAGAACGTACTCGTTCATATAAGGGTCAAATCCCCCAATCTTTTGCGTATTAAAGCTGGAGATAAACAAGTCCCTAAACCAGCTGCGCATACCCGCCTCAGAGATAACCTGTAGGCTTTCGTTTTGTGCTGCCGAGCCCGTTAAATGGATGACGGCCCCTCGCTTGGCGTCAGTGAAATACTTATGCGGTCCCCACTCAGCGAAGCTCTCTGGGTTATTGCTGATACCGAACTTCTCGATACGTGATATCTGAGTACCCAGCACCTCAGGTACGGAAGCGATAGCGCCACCACCCGTGCTGTCGGAGAGTAAGTTCTTACCCGCTAACACATAAGATATCTTGTCCTCCTGAAGGGTAAGTATATCAGTTTCTCTAGCAAACAACTTCTCTACAGGGCCAAAGGATTCCTCCAGTGGTTTAAAGTTCAGTAGACCTAAGTTAAACTCGTTGAGTTTATTTACGTTAGACTCGTTATTAAAGACACCGCTATAGGTAAGGTCAGCAAAACGGTCAGCCTCCTTATAATCCTGTGCGCTTACCGAAGTAACACGGTTACCTAGGTTGATAGCCTTACCGATAATCGAGTCACGTATCTTATAGCTTTCTACACCGTTGCCAAAAGAGATGCAGTTAAAAAACTTAAGGTCTATAAGTGCTGGATTTGTATTGCTCTGGTTTTGGGTAATACCCCCCCCCGCGTGGAATCCTCCTGTAATAGGGTAAGACACACTCGACTCATACCACACGTCAGATAAAGCGTCAGAGGGAAGCGTCTCAAATACAATGGTATCCTCGGCCGTGAATATCTGCCACCTAGTACGAATCTGAGACTGTTTTCTATCACTACTTCCACACGCCTCCGTTCCACGAGTAACCCATTTAATAACACTTCCGCCCACAGGTTTATACCACGTGCACTTTAGGTCGTATACATTTTGGATGTTTGTTGTCTGTCCTAGACCGTAGTTGTTCGCGGTAGTAGTGGTGACTCCCTCATAATCAAAAGTCAACTCCTCTGTAGTGTCGCCGCCCACCTCCTGTACTCCGTCATTTAAAGTGGCGGAGATATTATCTCCCGTAAACCAATCCACAATATCAGTGTAATCCTGTGAGGCTACCCATACTTTATTTAACGTGTATATCCTGCGGTTGCAGCCGTTAGCTTGACCATCATTTCGGCCCCTTCGCTCAAATGTTTGATTTAAGTTAAGTATAGTTCCAGCAGTTATAGCCATGCTACTACTAAGACCTTCATACACCTGAAGTGGAGCGTCGTTATTAGCGTTTGCTGTTGTAGTTTGTAGAGAAGGGGTGCCTGTAAAAAAGGCGTTTTCTGTAGTAACCACATTAACAGCTGCTGAGCCTACCTTCATATAGACTCCACTAGGTACAGTATCTACACCTGTGACAGTAATGAAATCTTCCTGCTGTGCTTTCTTCTCTAGTACAGTAATGTACTCACACGAGGAGACGGCGCTGTCAACGTCACGCTTTACTATAAGTCTATCACCCGTCTCTACTTTTTGTGAGTTTTCTCCCTCCAGTAAGAAGTAGGTGTTGTTAGTAAGGGCCTCGTTAAAGAATATACTAGAGTATACCGTCTCGTAGTTCTCTCGGTCAGGCTTGATAACAAACTTATATCGTGTAGCAAAAGCAGGAGGCAATTGCTGCACAGGTATAGTCGCCTTGATATAGTTCTGGTCAACAGAGTTAGCACACGGAACGTGGATGGTATTGTTTTCGCTAACCAAAGCCGTAGTAGCCCTGTTGTAATCGTCCATATACACAATCCCTACCTCGTAATCACGGTTACTATGAAGGCTCGTAGGGTTGCTTACCGACCTGTACTGTAACTCGTTAATACTAATGTTGTAGTACTCAAATACATTTAAGCTGCTATTGGGCGCATTTTGATTATTTACAAAACGCATAGCAGGGAACTGAAAACTAATTATATTCCCGTTAATAGAAGTAACTATAGCCTGCTCTAACGCGTTGATACCACTGGAGTATTTATACGAAGGGTCAGGGTTGCCTCCTCCTATCGTAGGTGGTATTACACAATTAAACTTATCGGTAAACGTAACTCCGTCGCATGAAGTTTCAGCAGGGTCTGCGGCGTAAACAGGCAGGATATTAGTGTTGGTCCCTATCTTCTCCTGGAAGTCAGCGCTGTTAAACAAAGCGTCTAAACTAGCGAAGTTCTGCTGTAGTGTATAAGAAAAGTTTACGTTCACCCCCGAAGTCTCGGCCTTACCTCCAACGTTAGCTGGAGAGGCAAAGCTCCATTGAGCGTGGTTAAGAGTAATCCCAAAATCTATTACCGCACCAGAAACAAACTCCGAGTTAAGTATTACGGAGGTAAAATCTACATTGAGAACCCCGTTCGGTGCACTCTGCTGAGATTGGTCAGGGTCAATGGTGTATACACCCGCACTTGTGGTAGAGGCACTCACTAGGTCAAAGACACCGCCCTCCCTAGATATACGCTCCACATCGTACTCAAGTTTAATAGGGTATCCATCCTGTTGAAGTAAATTATAACCGTCTATATAGTTACCATAGACCAAGCGATTACCCATAACGGTTTGCGCCTTAGCAAATCGAGGTACGTTATCATATAGACGTAATATCTCCGACGACGGAAGCAATGTAAATATCTTACTATTAGAAAAATTAAAGGTGGCATCAGGGTTATTATCAACGTACCCAAGGTCAGCTTTATTAATCTTCTCGATAACCTTAATGGTACTGCTGTTCATCTCCTTGAACAATAGGTCAATACCCACCACTAAAGGACCGCCTGAGTTAAAGGTAATAGTACAGGAATTAGTAGAGTTAACCATACCCTCATTGAGGTACGACTCTATACTTAAGTTATACCCGTTAGGAATAAAAGAGGGAGCGCTAAACTGAGAGGTAGCCGAGTACTCATTGTCCTCGTACTTATAACGGTAAGCGAAACAGATAAACCGCTCCTCCATAAAGTTCTCCTCGGCGATTCCAGGTGCCTGGAATGGAAGTATAGAAGGTGAGTCTACAGGGGGTTTCTTAATGACAAGGATAGACTCATCTGAGAACTGGTCTATATACACACCGCCCACCAGGTCAGGGTTAGTGTAGTCCTTATCCACGTTGATACGTCGAGGCGCGTTGAAGTCGTCAGTAAAGAACAGTAGGTTGTCTACCAGGTCAACACCCGTGATGAGGTGCTTATCGTCAAAGTTCAGCGTGGTCTTTGTTCCTGAACCATCATTGATGCTTATGACATGATACACAAGGGACTCGGTGATGGCGTTGTACGAGACAATAAGGTCTAGCTTATTGGTGGGGTTATCTATAGTTCCGCCTTCACCTGACTCCGTGTAATTAGAATCATGGATAAACCAGTAGATAGTCTCGTTAGCGCCGTCAGCATACGAGCCTATACAACGCGCTGCTGCGCTTAATGACGTGCCGTTATACGTGGCTGATACATCAATAAATTTAAGTGTTGTAAGCCGAGTATTGCCCTTGGTGTTTTCTACTGAACCTACCTCGGAAGCCTCAGTAGAGCCCAACCGAATATTCAACGCGTCTATATACTCACCATTGGGGACGAGTCGCTCGTCCAATGATTTGTTCATACGACCCTGAACAAAGTTTCTTACAATATTTGCCATGTTACTTCAGCCACTTGTCCCGTCCCCTAAGATTCATAAGCAACCTACCTGGGTGGATATTACTAATTCTAATCTTAGCATTACGAAGCAATGCTGACTTGTTCTTCTTAGCGCGGCTAACCACGTACTCCTGAACGCCCAACTTAGAGTTGAGGATAGCGTACTGGATATAAGCGTACACGTACTCCTCAAATAATTTATTGACCATAACCTGGCTGTCATCACCACCCATCATACCGTCAGAAACATACTCTAATACCACGGACTCACCCGATACACCAGAGCTGAAGTTGATAACGCCTGACTGCTTGTCTATAGCAAAGGTGGGGTTAGCGTTAGCCGTCTCTGTATTAAGTCCGTAGCGACCGCCAATACCGTAGTCAAAGTACCATAGTCCGTCAACACACCAGCCCTCTGAGTTATTGTAGGCGCTGTTATCGTTGAGATAGATACTCCGCTTAGAACCGCTAATCCTATCCATATCGATAGGGGAGTTCTCAGGCTTTAACACATTGCCCTGCTCATCAAATAAAATTCGTAGGTTGTTATCCTGTAGGTAAGCCCCACTCCAGTTAGTTTGGATGTTCTCGCTCAGAGGATACAGCAATCCATTTCGGTATGTAGAGATACGAACCCAGTTGACGTAGTCCTGCGGCAATACAAAACGCAGCTGGTCAGAAACAGTAAGCTGTAATATCTTAATCTCCTTAAAAGCGTCGTAGTTCAACTCCTGTACCGCACGCTTAGCGTGGAATATAATCTTATAGCGCTCCTCGTTATTAATCAACGAGTGATTGCCGTTATACATCAACAAGAAGTTCGTTACAATATCGAACAAAGAGACGTACTGATAGCTACCCCAGTTAGCATCCTCTGGATTGGCAACGCCATTCTCATAGTACTGATAGTCAGATATATAACCCATTATCCTTGTTGTTGGTCGTTCTGTATCTCCTCACTATTGGCGTACTGATACACATCACCCTCACGAATAGAGATACCACACTGCTGTAATATACGATTGACCAGTCGGTACTCATCGTCTATAGCCAGCTCAAAGTCTTGGTATCCCGAAACGTTAGGATTGAATATAGGCTCGCCTGCACCAACCGATGAAAACGTCCACTGCGGAGCTTTAGGATAACGGATATACTGACACTGTATAGAACTGGCTGTATTAAAAGACGCAGGAAATACAGTTAGAAGGCTACCCTCCGTGGTATACGCAGGGTAATTTATAGAAGGGGCCGTTAACTGCGATGTATTTAGCAATGTGATATTGCTATGTGTAACGTACTCAGCCTCACCGCGTAACGTCCGTGGTGTAGTGGCAGTGTCATAACACAAAACCTTATTTAAAAGGTAGTAGTCATCGCCTGTAGTGAGCTCCGAGGGTAACGAGAAGGTATTGTCCGCTACGTTAGCTAAGTCATTAGTGACAGAGAAGAAATCAATTACCTCGATAAGGCTTTTTGCAATATCAGCGTACCCCGTACCTGACTTACGAGCGTTCTCTTTATTGAGCTGTTTGTTATAATCCGAGAAGTACTCATCGAATATCTCTAGCTGTGCTTGTTTAGAGAATAAGTTAAAATCTGCTGGTGATATATACCCGTAGTTGTTCTTATTCAGTATCGACAGGACAGTGTTTCTGACTGAGTTTATCATAGGTCAACCTTTGCTCAAAGATAGCCAAAAAAAAGGGGCCGATATTTTTGCTTGCAATGAAGCACAATAAGAAAAAAAAAAGAGGGACCTAAGCCCCTCCTTTATTTCTATTTTCTTAAATATCAAGGACTAACAGCAATGGCACTAATCGCAGTGGGAGGTGTAGGTTTACTCTCTACGTTTCTCCAGTTACTAGCTAATGCCATTTCAACTTGCTGTGTCATAAACAGTTTCCACTGATTATCGGTTACATCCGCATCGTGATTAATTAAAATAATAATAGGATTTGAAGTCGCATTTAGATATCTAAGAGTTAACTGAGTAGCGGTTGTGGTATCTATATGAGCAAGACCCTGCAAAGCGATAGGAACCTCCTGACCTGAGGGCAGTGTAAAAGTGATGTACTTTACCATAATATATTTATTTAACCAGCCGCAGGGCCAGCAATATTAGTAACTGTTTGAGGAAAAGCTGAAGCGTCAATCGTAAGCATAGGCTTAGTATAGCTGTCTTGTTGAACGCTAACAAGTAAGTCTTTTACGAAATTTCCCATAGCAACATTCTGAGCAGTATCAGTTGTTGAAGTAAAGGTAATTGTCATAACGTCCTGGCTTGCGTCAGCATTCAGATACTGAACCTTAACAGTTGTAAAAGGAGACGCTGTACCAATCTCGACATTGTACACGTCAAACGCGGGGAGAATCATTGTGTCGTGGGTCGCAATGCCTGTGACTTTGATATACTTTTGCATTGTAAAAAATTATGCGTTAGAAAAAATTATCGACACAAATATACAATAAAAAAAGAGGGGCTATTAACCCCTCTTCTCTCGTATATAAACCGTGTGTATCTATACAGCAGACTCAAGCATATTCAAGTGGTCCAGACCGTTGTCACCCATAAGGTAAGCGCCAGCCGCTGTCATAGGGTCGTCACCAAATGGAACGGTAAGCATCTTCTTCTTATTGGTAGATGTATTAAACCAAATCTCCTGCTTGTTCTTACGGAATGTAAGAAGTCCTTTATCAAAGAACCCCTGTACAGAAGCGTTAAAGTTAAGCTCAGGGTCATTAACAGCCTGTAGAAAAGACTCAGCGTTATGACGGGCGAAGATGAGCATATCTCTACGTAGCTCAGATGTAGTTTGAGATGAAGGGTCCATACCAAATACCACACGAGCTACATTCTCAATCTGCTCGATAGACATTTCACGACATTGGATAAGGGCGTCTACCTCTAGGTTGACCGCCTCTAACTCTTTATGAGCATCGCGCTCATTATTAATTTCCTCAAATTTAATACCATTTAAAGGGTGGTACTGAAGGAACTCTTGTAGGACTGGATTCTGTCTAGGGACCGAAAGGAATCCATCCTCAAATACGATAGGTTCTAAAACCACGTTGCCGTCCTGCTCATCCGCGAAGGGTGACTTCTGGTTACGGGCGTAGCGTAGAGTTTTATTAACTCCAGCGTCGTCATCCCAATATAGCAGCGGTGTACGGGAGTTACCTTGTGCAGGAATCATATACGCCAATGGCGCTTCTTCCTTAGTGAGTCGGTAGATTCTATCTACCAGGGGGGCTTTGCTTTTCATTAGATAAGATTTAAAGTTTAAAATAGAAGAAGGGGGGACCGTAGTCCCCCCTCATTCCTCAGTTTATTATGCTTCGAACAAGAAGAAGTTATTCGCTCCCAAGGTGCAAACAGCACGCTCAGAGAGGAAGTTCACTTCCATTGCGTCGAGAGAGCTAGTAGCGGCGCCACCAGCAGAACCAGTAATCCAAGTCTTGTAACGACGGTCTTCAGTTTCTGAAGCGCGGTACCGAACGTGAAGGAAAGGTCGCTTAGCGTTCTTACCTAGGATTTGGTCATATACAGATGTAGAGCCAGCAGGAACCAACAAGCCGTTGATACGTCCTGAACCAGTTGCAGTAGGCAATCCACCACGCATAGTTGGGTCGTTCAAATACTTCCAGTCAGACTTGTAGAAGTCATAACCACGACGGAATCCAGTGAATCCGAGGTTGAGGGCCATGTCCTTATCGTTGTCGAAGAGACCGTAAGAAGTACCACCTGCTCCGTAAGAGTTCTGAGCAGCCAACATATCGTCGATATCAAAGCTAAACTGACGGTCAACGAAGATTACATTTTCTTCGATAGCGCCTTGCTTATCCAATCGTGAGATGATAGTGTCAAAGTCCGCCAACGTAGTTGGGTTGCCTCCTCCGTATACATTACCTCGGTTGTTAACTACATAGAAGATACCTTCTGAACCAGCGCCAGTTGCAGCACCAGCACCACCATTGCCCAACAAGGCATCAGCACCTCCGCCTTGTACAGCAGGTACAGCTTCAATCATAGCAGTCTCCAAGTAGTCGTCGAAACGAAGACGTGTCTCATGCTCTGACTTCATATACCATAGGTATCCGTTAGCTCCGTTCTCGGTTTGAATCTCAACCCACCCGATTTGAGCCATGTCAGAACCAGAGACAGCGTACTTGTCCTTGATGATGATTGGCTTATTCTCGAAGAAGATATCGTCAGATTCTAAAGAACCCTCCATCCCATTGGTTCCTTTCTGAAACTCAGAGCCATAGATGAATACAGTAAACTTATCAGTCGCAGCAGTTACAACTGGCCCAACCGCCGTGTAATAGTTAGCTTTGAATGACTGAGCAGCTGTATCTACCTCGCTTACAACGGCTTTAAATAAACCAGGTGCTCCAGTAGTACGAGAAATAATTACGGTCTGTCCATTACGGAGAGCCATAGCATTATTCGCGGTAAAAGGTGCTGGGTTAGCATTCGATGCAGGAATTGTGTACACGTTAGTAGTAGTCGCAGTGGTGCCTACTGCTGTTACTTCAGTATACTTTACGTGGAGACGCCCTTGTTCTGCCCACTTGATAAGGTCAGAGTTAGAAGGCATCTCGGCTCCTACCATACGTAAGAAGCCAGAGATTGTACGATTACCATATCGCTCGAATTCCTTCTCGTAAGTATCAGGGAGATACTGATTCAAGAAATCAAAGTTGGTAATGTAATTTGTTGCTGTGGGTACTTGCTGAGCGCTTGGCTGCAAGTTAAATCCTGGGTCTGTTTTAACTGCCATTTTTTCTTTTTAAATAATTAAGAAGTGCGTTTTACACTTCGAACTTTCAAGCCTCGCCCCGAATCTGGGTTGATGGCTTTAACTTTGAATTCCCCGTTTGATACCGATTGAGGTGCGCTACGCTCAGACATATTGATATTCTTAGTCTTACGCATCACATCATCCACGGCTTCTGATTTGCCTTGCTCATAAAAGAACTTGGCAAACTTTTCTGGGTTCATCGCGACGGCCAAAGATTTGTGGTAACCCACAGCGTCATTAACGAGTCCCTTGTCATCCACGAACTTGTTAATCCAAGCTTGCGGAGTGTCTTGCAACTTCCTTAACTCTGCCTTATCTCCAGGAGAAAATACATACGACTTGTCGTCTATAGCGAACTCAAAACCTTTGAACTCGTTGCCGAAAACCTCATCGGATTTCTGACCAAACCACTCTGCCTTACGCGTCTGCTCCTCTTGAAAAGTCTTTGACTGTTCAACATAATGCTTATAGCTCTGATACTCTTCGTTGTCTTCTAGAGAAAGACTCCCGCTTGACTCAAGGGGAATCTTGTATGCCTCCTTCTGTTCATTGAAGTGCTTCTTTGCCTTAGCAATAATTTTTTTCTTTGCGACCTTAGTCTTTTTGATAAAGGCTTCATCGTCTAACTCCTCGTCGTAATCATACTCCTGCATTACAGACTCGATGTCCTCTTCATCTAACCCCTCCTCTGTAGCCATAAGGTATTCCTTTAGCATAGTGTTAGGGTCAACTGTATCTACGTCTCTGTTAAGCTTAACAAAGTCTTCGATACCACGACCTGTTTCTTTCTTGTACTTAAAGTACGCGGCTACATCCTCAGGTAACTCTTCCGATTGAGCACGCTCCTGGTTGAGCTCATCTAACGAAGAGATATCTCGGCCATATCGCTTACCGATATAACTAAGGACATCCTCCTCTTTAAGTTCCTGCTCTACCACCGCTTCAGCCACTGGCTCATCAGGTGTTTCATTCAAACTTTCCTCGTGCTTTTCGAGAAGTGCTGACTCTACCTCCTGTATTGATTTAGGCTCTACGTCGTCTAACGCCCGTACTTTAATTTCCATTTGATTGAATTTAATTTTTTATCTCGGCTCGAATTCAGCTAGGTCAAACCCATCCAAGCTATCCTCGTTAGACTCAAAAGTCTGGGGAGGTAAGTTATTCTTGCGCTGGTTAATTAACCGTGACTGCTCTGTGTTCTGTTGACTGATACGGTCGGACTTCGCTTGCTCCTTGTCGTTCTCACGTGTCTGCATACCGTCTTCTACAATACCTTTCAGCTGCATCTGATAGTTGAACTCGGTCTCCATAAGCTGAGCTTTAAGCTGAGCTTCGTTATTCATCTTCTCAATATCAAACGCTACCTCAGCCTGCTTAAGCTGCATCTTCCCTTGAATCTCTTGCTGGTTTTTCTGCATAGCCATCTGGCCTGCCATTTCCTGGGACTTGAGTTGCTGCTGCGCTTGCATAGCTTGTTGCTGCATCTTCATCTTCTCTTCTCGTTCCTGCTTAGCGACACGCTTCATCTTAAGAAGCTGGTTGGCCATCTTCAAGTTACGGAGCTCCCGTATATCAATAGCATCCTCTAAATTGATATCACTTTTAGACAGGGCCATCTGGATATTTTGCTCCAGCATAGCTTTCTGCTCTTCATCAGGAGCTACTTCAATAAATATACCAAAGTCATATATGTATAGCTCCTTAATATCCTCTAGGATACTGACGTTATACTTACCAATCTGATTGACAAACTGCTCCTTAAAATCTGCGTACTCTAATATATCAGATATACGATACGTCAACCCCTCCGCTAAAGACCTATAGATATAAAGGCCCGCGTCTAGGATATGTCGCGTAGCTGTATTAGAGTTTAAAGCGGCTAACTTCTGCACGCCCACTAAAGAGTAGGGGTCAGGAGTGGAGCCGTCACGCGCTTCGTTAAGTCCCGTGACATCACGAATCATCTGCATATAGTGATTCATATTCTGAATCAACATCTGAGCTTTGTTGGCGCCAGAGCTAGAGTTCAACTGGGTGATAGGAACCTTACCTTGGTTGTAATCTCCGTCCTGAGTATAGCTACGTCCTACAACACTACCCGTCTGGAAGTAAAGACGCAAAGCGTCCTCTGGGTTATAGGCGTTACCTGTACCTAGGTCTACTTCATTAAGTCCGTCGGCATCTATATACACGCCATCAGGAACGGTACGTGAGATAACCTGCTGCAACTTCAGGTGTGTAATCTGTATGAGGTCCGCAAAAGGAATCATACGACGAGTAAGAGACTCGATAACACCCTTATACATACGTGGTGCAACAGCTACATAGTTAGGAAGAGCGTGCTGACTAGCTGATTTAGGGCGTACCATATTCTCAGCTACCTCCCACTTAAGTAGGATGTTAGTGCCCATAACCATAACGCCATCATACCACACGTCAATAGTCTTCTCTATCTTCTCGAAGTTCCCTTCCTCCATCATATCGGTAGGGGGATTGAATTCATCGGTCTTCTCAATCATACGAGAGCCGTCATTCTCTAACAACTTCTTCTTATAGACAATCTTCTTAGTTGTCTTATAATTGAAGTACATCAAGGTTGTGCTATCTCGATAGAAAATATCGTTGTCATAGTACTGAGCTACGTTATAGTAATCGTACCAGCTCTGTCCGTGCTTAGATATCTCCTCTAAATCTTCGTTGGTAAGGGTGGGGTCAATCTTCAGTAGCTCTATAATAGGAACTGTTTTAATCTCACCCCAGTAAAAACAATCTTTAAAGTGAGGGTCCTCTGTATAGCTATATACAACATTGGCGGGGTCTACATAAGAGACCTTTACTCCAGACCCCTTTAGGAACTCATGCTTAGCCACGCTAAGACCCAGTACCATCTGGTCATAGTCGAACTGCTTACGTAAATCTCCGTAGTGGTTCTCGTCGAATATGGTGTTAATAGCTTCCTCCTCTGCAATCTCAATAGCTGGCTTAAACTTAAGCTGCATATACAGCTGTAACTCCTCATCAGTCTCAGGAAGTTCATCGGGGTCCATTGTAAATGGATTGACACCTGTCTCCTGCTGGATAGTTTGAAGCATAGGCTTCGCGGCCATCTGCCCCTGTATCATATTCTGATACTTACTGCGTCGGGAAAGTGATAACGCGTCCTGAGCATAAGCGTTTATCTTAAATAGACGCTCAGACATACCATTAACTACGATATCAATAAACTTAGGCAGGATAGGGACGGGTGTCCAGTCAAGATTTAAATATGACAGGTCGCCGTCAACGGCTAACTCGTTCTTATACTTAGCTACGGATTGCTCACCGCGTGCGTACAATCTTAGACGGTTGAAGTCCCGCCACTGGTTATAGAACCTACACTGATTACCGTCCTTCTTGAACCACTCATACTGAATGGCTTGACCGATTTGCAACCCAAATTCCTCTGTCGCTTTCTCAGCATCAGTAACGAATTGACTAGGGAAACCTGCCGCTGAAATATTTACTTTGACGTTCTTCATGTAATAAGCTCACTCGTATTCCCAGAGTTACGATACCTCGCGAAGTTAAGACTAATTTTTTTTTCTTTCTGCTCTGGCGTATATAGGTGTTTTTGATTAGCCATGATAGCCAAACCTGAACTTATAGTAGCGTCAAAAGCAGTACGATTACTAATGTCAAACTTAGCCCAGTCTTCTAGCGTCCTTATGAACGGCATAGAACCCATATCATCAGGGTCCCTAAAGGTTCCCTCCATATCCAGCCCTATATGCTTCTCGATATATGACTCTATAGCAGCGGCGTGAGCCTGCTTTACATCCTCCGAGGAGTTCGGTATGCCACCTAGCTCGCGCTCTGTCTTAGAGAGTTTAGTATAGTGCTTGTCAGGGCGGTTCATACAGAACCCACGGTAACCCCTGTTCTTAAAGTGGTATAGCAGCCTAGGTTTATTGTTCTCTACAAGGATAGGCATACCATAGAAAACACAAGCCATAAGGACCTCCTCGAAAAATATCTCAGCCGTTTGAGGACGCGCCACATACTCTAAGAAAAACTCATTAGTAGGCGCCTCATCCATATGAAACTTAGTCATACCGTGCAGCGCCCCGTTAGAACCGCCCCCACCCACAACGCCTGATATATCATACGAGTCACAACCAAAGGAACCTAGGTGCTCGTTGCCCGCATACTTAACGCCGTGTTTCTCAATTACCCTATTCTGCATACCCTTCTGAGGTGTCCAACTTACGTTGAAGCGCCCACGTTTATCAGGGTAGAATACCACCTTACTGTCCTTTACCCCGTCCTTCCACCTAAAAGAACCTCTAGTTGTGTAGTGCTCCTTAACTAAAGAGTCCGAGTAGTCTAGCTGCTGGTATATTTTAGTCAGGTTGAACAGCGAAGATTTACTTTCGTCACGGAAAGCGTGAGACTCCGTCCTAGGGAACTGCCTATAGAATTCGTTAAGAGCATCGGGGTCATTCTTTAAAGAACTTACCTCAGCCTCCCAATAATCAATAGCTCCGTTCTTAATCTTCTGGTTGTCAACCCCTAATACAGGTTCCGATGGCTTATGAAATACAGGGTGACCGAACCTATCGATGAATCCCTCCATGTTATACTCCATAGGAATAAACAAAGAGTACATACCGCTAAGGGTTTGGCCGTTAGCGTTACGTTTTTCTACGCTAGAGTCCTCGTATAACTTCTTAAAGTTAGAACCACCCTTGTTAAGAGCGTTAGAAGTGGACCCCATCATACACTTACCTATAATTCGACTACCCAATCGAAGGCAGGTCTTCGTTACCCTCCAGTTATTGAGGATGTTATTGGGTTTAATCCATTTCCCGCTCTCGTCATGTACTAACAGCAGCAATTTCTCCCCGTCATAGCTGTTATCATCTGTATTCTTCCAGTCGATGGTGGTATCGAGGCCGACTATATCGTCGGTTCCCACCTCGTGCATATTCTTCTTAGTAATCTTAGACGCAGGAACCCGAAAAGCTAGCTCCGTCTTCGGTTTATCCATACCATCCTGGATAGGCTTGAAGAAAAAGGGTAGGCGGTTAGCGATAGGAACCACCTTATCTGTGAACATCTTCTTAGCGTCACTACCAGTCTTAGAGAGCACCCCTACACGGGCGTCTTTTGCTAGCGTACCTGTATTTACGCACTCCGAGGAGCCCATAAAGGAGAATCCAGAACGTCTAATCTTAAGGTACGAGATACCGAAGCAGCGGTCATCAGCTTTACAGGCTTCCCAGAAAATAAAGAAGATACGGTTGGCCTCTCTAAAATCAGGATATCCTATATCGATAGTCGTCCACTGGAGATACATATAGTGCGCCCCCGTGAGATAAGTAGACACTCCGTTATTTACAAACCAGTATCCCGCCTCACGCTTATCGAACTCAGACTCTATATAGTCCACCCAGGTATCTTTAAACACAGCGGTCATATCATTCCACTGGAAGATAGACTGGATTTTAGATAGCGGCTTAGGTAGCGGCTCCCTTACCCAATACTCTTCGCTACGTTTAGCCTTATGCTTTACGTCTTCTGTATTTAAAGGCAGCGCGATATTTAACCCTGATATATTAATTACCTGGCCGACCTTACCCGTCTTGGATATGACCACCATATCATACTTCTCGTTGTACCCATAGACCCATGTGCTCGCTTGGTTCTTTCGAGCCAACGCGTTTTTAGGTACATGGTCGTGAAGGACGCGATGTAATTTATTTGGACCGTCGTTCTGCAAATCCTTGCTTGGTGTCTTCTCGTCCTGATGTGGATGCACCTAGGTCTAGCTGCTCCTGCTCAGAATCAATTTTATTTAATATCTCGAACGCATCGAAGATAGCTAGCTTCTTGGTAGCCGCCGCATTCTTTAACCTATCAGCTGCCAACTCGTCTTCCTCGTTAGGCTTTATAATATCCTCCTGGGCCACCTTGATGAGCTGCTCTACAGCTCGTCGTCCAGCGGCTATGATACGAACCTTTAGTTCTTTAGACTCCATCTAGTATGGTAGTTATCTGGTGGTCGTACATACGGTACATCTTCTCCCCGTCCACAGAGAACTCGTACTCACTGTCTGGTTTAAAGGTGACCTTGTCTCCCACCTTCACACCCATACTCGTTAGCGCTTCGTTAGGGTATCGCATAATACCTGTTAGCGGCTCTTCCTTAAGTGGCTTCATAAGAATCCAATCCTCAGGAGCTACAGGCTGAACGAAGCAATACCTATCGTAGGCGTGCCACTCACCGTCGTGACGGTACATATAGAACTGCTCAGTATCCACGAAGAAGAGGTCGTCACGGAAAAAACTCTTCCCGCTTTGCTGCCTACCCTTCATATCATTATAGAACTTGAATACGTTGTGGTGCACTAGGAGCGTGTCACCCACTTCTATAGGCCCTTCGTACCCTAAGGGTAGGGCAATAACCTCCGCCTCCCTTGTCGAGGACGTATGGTCCTCCTCAGAGGTGCTAGTTATAATATCCATACCCTCAATCTCTTTCGAGTTAGTGTATCGTTTCCCGTTAACGGGACGAGCAATAAAAGAAAATGGTGACCTCACTAGCTAAAATTGATGTCGTATTCAATCGATAAAGGCATAGTGCTTTTGAACTCCTTCCACAGATAAACTCGATTAGACTTCTGTATCCATATCATAATGGACTCAGTGTCTTTATTGTACGAGATAAGATGAATGGTATATGCTCCACCTAATATCTCTTGACCTAACAGATAGTGCATAGCACCTCCTTTATAGTCAGGGCCAACAGATATCTTTCGAATAATCATTATTACTCAGCAACCTCCTTTTCGGTCACCTCGCCTGTTTCGATATTGATATTAGCGCTGGCTCCATATGTTTCTATAAGGGATTTCTCCATATCATAGTAACGCGCTTTAATCATCTGGATATTAGAAAGGATATCCTGTTGCTGCATTAGACATTCACCCAATGCAACTTTGTTTTGGTTAAGCTCGGTTAGCGCATCGCGCAATTCCTTCAACTCCTCGTCAGTTAACTTCTTCATTTAATTTAATTTAATTTAAGGCCACGTAGCAATAGCTACTCTTTTCCAAATGTTAGTCGCAGTACAAACATAGATAAAAGTGTCCGTCCATACAACATCACCCGCCGCTCCAGTAGAACTAGAGGTAGCAGGAGGTGTACCAAAGTTTACTTTAGAGGCAGGGTCAGTCCAAGCTAGCTCTCCATTTAGAAGATTAGACAGCTGCTGATTGACAGTAGGGATGTTACCTGGAAGAGTTATCGTATAGCTAGTCGCTCCAGCAAGAGAAACTGGTACTTTAATTGTTAAGTATCTAGTATCGGCTGGGATACCAGTATCTATCCTAAGCTTTATTGAAGAATTAAACTCAACAGTATTGTCTACGTTCAATTTTAACATAGGGGTTAAATCACCATTCGGAACAACAAAGCTTAAACTTTGGCCTGCTGTACCAAGTAGATAACTCCTATTACCAGTTCCTGTCTGAACAAGGTCAGAGGTAGCAAGGTTAGTGCTATCGTTCTGAGAAACCCAGCTTAAAATTCCACTGCCATCGGTTTGTAAAACCTCGTTGGCATTGCCATCGTTCTCAGGAAGAGTAAGTGTATAAGAGCTAAGTAAAGTTGAAGGGGCTTTAATACCCGCATACAAACCATTTAATACAGAAAGCTCAAACCGTAACGTAGCTTGGTTACTTATACTAATAGCATTTTCAGCAGAGCTATTGAGCGAAAACAATGGTGTAGTACCTCCATCATTTCCAAAAATTAAAACACCTTCATCAATATCATAAGCTCTAACCCCACCTGTCTGAACAAGGTCAGATGTGGCAAGGTTATCTGTGCTGGATTGATTAACAAAAGCTAACTGTCCTGAACCATTAGTTTTAAGAACCTGCCCAGCTGTACCATCCGAAGCTGGTAATGTTAGAGTATAAGAAGCAGATACAATTGCTGGTGATTTAACCCCTACATAGTTTGAGATTCCGTCGTTAAATCGAATAGGAACTCCAAGACCTGTATTGATTGAGTTATTACCAGAGGTACCATTAAGAGAAAAAACAGTAGCTCCCGTATTGCCCGTAAAACGTATAGTTTGGTTGCCTAAACTATATGTTCGGTTTTCTCCACTTTGAGTAAGGTTGCTGTTAGATAGATTAACAGATGTGCTAGTTGCCCACGAAAGAACACCTGTAGCACTAGTCTGTAAAAATTGACCTGCTGTACCTACAGCCGCAGGAAGGATAAGTGTATATGAAGATGTAACAGCAGTCGGAGCTTTAAACCCTACATACTCGCTACCTGCCGCATCCAGCAATTGCAAAGGAACAGTATGTCCAATAGAAACTTTTGCTGAAGAAATACCCAATAAAGGAGTAACACCATCTTGGAATTGTATAGCCCCTGTGTTTATATCATACGTCCTAGTAGAATCGCTTTGAGTAAGGTTAGCATTGCCTAGGTTAATAGAAGTAGCGCAAAGTGTAACAGCACTACAGAAGTCAGTAACCTGAGACGCTGTGATAGCGATAGGGTTCTGAGATGCCCCTATAACAACTCCTTTACCGTTAACAGCTAACGTAGCCGAATTAGCAGCGTCTCCAAATGTTCCATTGCTAGTTTGATTGCTTAAAGAAACAGCACCAGATAAAACAGATAACCCTCCTGCGGACGGGAAAGATGCGATACCCGCTACTGTGGAAGTAGCTAACGAGACGTTATTGTTAACAGCTGTCCAGTCTCCTTGGTCAACAGGATTATCTTGATTGGAAATAATAACATCCCCTACAGCCAATGCGGTGCTCCAAAATCCCAGACCATTACCCGCTCCTGTTACTGAATAAGTAAACCCTGTTAATACTCCAGGACCTATAGGAGGAAGTGCAATATCAGCATCATAACCGCCTTGGAAGGTTAATACTCCAGAACCAGCGAATGTAGTATCCACATAGGCTTTAGTCGCGGCGTCGGTTGCAACGGTGGGGTCAACAAGACTAACAATCTTATTGGTTCCCATATCAAGGTTAGCCGTGGCAGCTCCAAACGAAGTTACAGGAATATTTGCTGAGTCAATTTTATGCTGATTGGTTCCCGACGTAACAGCAAAATAATCTGCATCATTAATGTTACCACTTAGGGGTAGCTCGCTAATATCTAAAGTAAATGTAGCTGTTCCAGGAGCAGAGATTACCGTGTCAATACCCACACCACCCACTAACGATAATGTATCGTCGTCGTAAATAGTTTGATTGGCTCCTGTATCTCCACTTATATCAAAGGAAGTCATAATTCCAGGAGCTACACCCGATACAACACCCGTAATATGACCCTGTGTATTAACAGAAATAGATACAGGATAGGCATACGTGCCTGGTGTTCCGTAATTTAAATGGTCAAAGGTGACCGTTCCAATATTAGAAGCCACGCTATCAATAGCTACTCCACCTAAAAGAAATAACGAATCATTATTGTTTATAGTCTGGGCAACACCAGTGTTCCCGTATACACTAAAAGAAGCGAGCCCTACAATGTCGCCAATACTATAGTTCATAGTGGCTAAGGCATTGCCAGAATCACTGCCAATAACCTTGTCTAACGCGGTCGGTGTACCATCTATTAAGTACGAGCTAATCTTAGGCATACGTTCTTACGCTTTTCGGTTCTTACCCATAACAACGGCCTGAAGGATACGAGACAATACATTTACAATGCGGTCGTCCTTCTTGGTTTCTGTGAGCGCGGTCATAGTTCCTGCCGCAGTCAAAACAGCCAATGCAATCTCGGCCCAGTATGATGCTAAAAAATTCATGTCGTTTCGTTTAAAAATTTATACTTATCCTGAACATCGAATGAGGGGCAATCCTTTTTTGAATATTCGTTGTGTCCGTGGATACTTAACTCCCCAAAAATAAGGCGTAAACTTTTAACCAGATTCAAGAACGATATATCCTGCATCTCAGTCATCGTGTCTAGGGGTTTCAAGTTGTTATCCGTACCACCTATATAGCAAACACCTATAGAGTCTAGGTTGTGTGAGTAGGTGTGAGCCCCAATCACATCTATATCTCTACCCTTATGCACTGAACCGTCGGCGTAGATACAGAAGTGGTACCCTATATCATCCCATCCTCGAAGCATATGCCATCCACGTATATCATCAACAGTTACATCGCGTCCACCAGGTGTAGCTGAGCAGTGTAAGATGATTCGTTTTAGGTCCCTCATTCAATACCCTTCTTGGCAAGCAATAACTTAATGTCATTTACTCCATCTACTAAGAAGTCAAGGCTCTGCTGAACTTTGGTCTCTTGCTTCTCTAGCGAAAACAACCGCGCTTTAATTGTAGTTACCTCGTTTGTCATCTTAACCCATGTGGCTATAATACCTCCCAACGCGCCGATAGCAATAGATATAATCTCGTAGTTCATTACTCCTCGATAAAGTCAACGTCCTCGGTTACTCCTTCAGTTTCGATTGGAAACCATCCGTTAGCCTCCATATATGCCTGGTCGTGGACCGTGCATTCGGTAGGGATAATCTGCTCAAAAAGAACCGTTGAAGACGTAGTGATAAGCGTAGTGAGGGCGTCCATTTCTGCTTGGGGCATTAAAGGAAACAAAGCCTGTAGCTCGGTGAAGTCCACCGCTGCGTTAACGTAGATAAGCCAGTCTAAAATAATCGACAGTGCCGCCTCTCCCGTTGTGGGGTGGATGACAGAGCCAAATAAATTGAAGTTTGCTTCGTCTGGATTTTGGATAGACTCTGGACGAGTAATACAATAAAGCTGTCGAGAAATAGCTTCTGCTCGCTCCTCAGATGTAAGTCCTCCTTCGGGAGGAACGATTAGATAGTTACTCATAGTGTGTAAAGATAAGGATATTAATAGATGTCGTAGAAGTCGTTTAGGTTGGTTTCGATTCCAGTGCGGTCTGTGGATTTGTCGGAAGCGTAAACAACTACCTCCTGCGCTTTGCCATTAAAATAGCTTGAATTTCCTTTTTGACCAAGACGAATACCTGTGCTTGTTGTACCTGCGGCGCCTCCAGTTTCTGCGGTTGAGCCGTTGTAACCTATTGCAAGAGACGTTCCGAATAAACCAAACACCAAGTTTTGGGCGGCTGTGTAGTTTGTTGACGTATTGAAACCATTGTTAAAATTCATTCGCATTGTTGCGTTTGAATTGTACCTAAAAAATGCGATTCCTCCTGTGCCGTCCCAAGCGATAAAAGCGCCACTACTATTTGTTTGGTCAGGTTTGGCAACGTGAAAGCTGGTGAGCGTTGTTTCAGATAATCCAACACTATCTAAGAAATCGTTTGCACCATCAAAATCTAACGCGGGCTTGCCGTTCTCCGTCACCATACCCGTCGTACCATCGTAAATCTTTGGTCGGTTAGCAGACGTAACTTGAGTAACGTTGTTCCCACTACCACTCTGGTCGTACCAAGTCTCTACGAACACGTCGTTACTACCTCCGTAAGCGACAATAGCAGAAGTGTCTAACTCTCCGTAGCTATCGAAGCCTACGTCAAGCGTAGCTCCGCCCACGTTGTCCTGTACTTTAATAGCGCTACCTGTATAAGTGTTACTCAATCTACGTAAAGAGTAACCCGCCGATGCACCTGAGTACTCGTCAAGTAAGCCAGCCAAAGCGACATCGTAGTAGCCACCGATGTTGGTTTCGATTCCTGTTGTATCGGCTGCAGATTTTACCGATGGATACAAAACCATTTCTTGATAATATCCTTTGAAATCATAGTAACCTTTAAGCTGAATGCTTGTTGCGTTTGTGAAAGTTCCTGCTTGATTGTATACCTCTATGGCGTTCACCCTATACACCATCGTTCCGTTGTGGCTCATCGACATTAAAGCGGGTGTGTTAGCGGAAATCGTTCCGTCGCCAGCTATTAGCGGTCTAGAATTATTGTAAAACCCGTCATATATTTTACCTGATGTGTACCCCCAATGGCCTGTAATTTGGCTCGTTCCTAACGCGCCATAAGGACCGAGAGCAGTCTTTTCAAATAGAACGAACCCGTGAACCTCAGTTAAATTCAAGTTTCCAACGGTCATACTTTTTGTCCCTTCTACCGATATTCGAGGTTTTCCGTTTGCGTCCACTATAACCGCACCTGTTGTACCATCGTAAATCTTTGGTCGGTTAGCAGACGTGGCCTGAGTAGCGTTGTTCCCGTTGCCACTTTGGTCGTACCAAGTCGCCACAAAAACGTCATTAGAGCCTCCGTAAGAGATTAACTCAGCAGTGTTAAGGTTACCGTTAATATCAAAATCAATAGCCTTTGTAGCCCCTCCTACATTGTCCTGAACGAGGATAGCGGGACCTGTGTAGCTAGAGTCAATATTGCGTAAAGAGTAACCCGCAGCAGCACCTGGGTAGTTATTCAATAACAAAGGCGCTACAGGCTCAGTATAGATTGAATAGAAGGTGTTGATGTTCGTCTCAATTCCTGTGCGGTTGGCGGATTGGTCTGACGGGTACGTTATAAATTCCTGAAAATTACCGTTGAACTGTTCCGAGCCTCCTGCGTTCGCTCCAATGATAAGAGGCACGCTTGTGGGATATGTAACCAACGCGCCTGTTGTGTTCAGCGCTTGCGTTCCGTTTAAATAGGAAGTGCCTGCAAAGGTGTTAAAACTAAACGCGCTTTGAATTGTTGGGTAAGCGAATCCGCTGGCTTTGGGCGAGCCGTTAATGTAATAATCAATGTCTCCTGCTGGGTTATTATCGATTGCTTGATTTACCCTAAAATAAGGTGATGAATGTGTTGTGGCGTTAGCAGGAAGGCAAAATGTAACGTTGTACCCGTTCGTTCTGTCTTGTTTATGTACTCCAAAAAACGTCAGTTTTTCGTCATTCGCTACTCCATTAGACGTTCTCAAAAAATCA